ATGTGGGATATGTGGGATATGTGGGATAAAGTCATGACTTTTCAAATTTTTTATTGTTCCCACTGTGGTACGCCGTTGGGTTTCATTCCACATGATGGCTTTGCATTAATCTGTGGGCTTGCCAGCATCACAACCACCACCCCAATCACCTGTGGAGCCTGCAAGAACCAAACGGTTTGGTATGCGCCAAAACGGCAGCGGCGTAAAAAGCAACGACTAGGGATCGTTAGGCAAACCACTTGACGATTGAAAACAAATGTGCTAAATTCTTAATACATTTGCATATCCGTTCGTGATGGCTGGCTTGATGATTGTCGCTGGTATCACGCTCACGAAGAAGCGGCTCGTGTTAGTTCCTTGGGGAACTAGCGCGAGCTTTTGCTTTTTAACCTACCTTCTACCGGATTTCGATGCTGGCCTTACGTTTGTTATTTTCAAGGATCGCCCAATGGCCGAGGCTGAACAAGCAATCAAATTGATTAATGGCAATGGCCTTATTGGAATCCTGATAGTGCTGTTGTTTTTTCTAAGTCGATCAGCAGTCGCAAGCAAAATTTGGGATTGGTTTGTCTCGTGGTTCAATCCCGAACGTGCTGATGCCAAGCAGAAGGCTAAGCAAGATGCACAAGAGCGTGAATCGCGACTACGACGCGAGGAACTTGAGCTTCTTTCGCATGTCTATGATGGCGAGTTACTGGATGCCTACAAGAAAAATACGGAGGTCAATACCCAAGCCGTGATGACCATGCAAGCCATTCAAATAGAACTGCGGGCCTCACGCCAAGACCTCGATGATATGAAGCTGGATATCGCAGGCATCTATGCCTATATCCGTCAACCCCAGCTGAGCCGCGAACGTCGGAACCCAACCCAACCAAATCAATCATTACCAACGAATCAGGAGGGTAAGCCCAATGCTCGTAACCATCAACGCAATCGCTAACGCCATTGTCCCTGTGCTACTTTCGGTCATTTTTGGCATCTTGGCCCATTCAGGCCCAGCTCTGATCAAGCTTGGTACAGCCTTCATCAACTCGAAATTGACTGAACATCAGCAGGCAGTTTTGTATGCCGCCGTCAAAGTCGGCGAACGAGCCGCCGCTGCGCAAGGCTTTACCCCAGAACATGCATGGGAATCAGCCAAAGACGTTGCGGTCAACGCAGCCATCAATTATGCCAAGCGGTTTGATATCGACCTTGATCCTAAAACACTGACACCATTGATTGAGGCCGAAGCGGCCAAACAAGAGCGCCTTCGGCCAATATTGATTGATAGTTCGTTCGTGCCGGTTGTAACCGACGGAGTGTAGCCAATGGGTATCCTTGATTTGCCAGTTGTTGATATTCGGCATCTGCTGTTGCGACGTCCATCGCGCCATCTCATCACACGGCCACTAAAAAACATTGGTGGCAGTGCGGTGCATTACAACGGCGATGCAACCGATATTGCCGTGCTTGAAAGCGCGGAGATTCGACATCTTCAGGCGATTGCCAAGTATCACGTTGGGAAAATTTGGGGCTATGCCCAAGGCGTAGCTATTTATGGCCATGGGGTCATGTACCACTACGCCGTTGGGGCGAGCGGGACTATCTACTGGCTACGCAACCAGAGTGACATCCTTTGGCATTGTGGCAATGCGACGGGCAACAACACAACCGTTGCCGTCCATGCGCCTATTGGTGGCAAGCAACGCCCAGCGGATAAACAATGGGATTCCATGATCAAACTGTTCAATGCGTTGGCTGATGATCGCGGGTTTCATGCGAAGTCCAAAACATTGGGTCATAAGGAGTGGAATCCCAGCGAATGCCCAGGCATCCCGCTGATGGACAAGATCAAAACGTGGCGAAATGAAACGGATCGCCTTGGTCGTTACGAAGTTATTAGCCCAGATGGAGCCAACGTTCGACAAGCGCCTACGACCCAAGCAGGAATTGCCGTGGTCTATCCGGTTGGTTATCAGTTTGATGTGTACGGCATTACCCGTGGTCAATCAATCGCCGGTATTGATGAATGGCTGAACAGTGGTGACATGCGTGGTTTTGTTCACCCTACAACATCGCGAAAAATAGCCTAATGATCTGGTGTGCGCTGGGCTATCTCGGCTTCGTGTATGTCTTTTTGATCGCTATCAATATCGATTTATGGCGATTTTTCAGAGACCTTGATCAAGAACCCTAGAACTCAAACGTATTATTACCCGCCGCGCCAGCGGCGACACGACCGAGGCGGTGACCAATGACCACCAACAAAGCAGAAAAAGCATTGACGGCGAAACAACGGCGCTTTGTTGATGAATATTTGGTCGATTTCAACGCCACACAGGCGGCCATTCGTGCGCAATATGCGGAACGTTCGGCGCGGAGCATCGGATCAGAAAACCTGACAAAACCTGAGATTCAGGCCGAGATCAATCGCCGACTCGACAGCATCATGCCCAAGGCTGAAATCTTGGGGCGGCTCGCACAGCAAGCTCGTGGCACCATGCAGGATTTCTTTTTTATCGGCATGGAAGAGCGAACGATTGAAAAACGCCGGATTCAGATCAGCGTTGATGACAAGGGCCGTCAAGGGCAAGAGGTAATTTTGGAGGAAACCGAGGAGAAAGCCATGCGTCCGGCTGTCTACCTCAGCCTCGTCAAAGCCCAAAACCTCGGCAAGATGCACTTGATTAAGAAGTATTCGTTGGGACCAAAAGGTGAATCAATAGAGCTATACAACGCGCAGGATGCACTGACCACGCTGGGCAAGTATCACGCGATGTGGGTGGATCGCGCGGAAGTCACTGGCGAGGATGGTGGCCCAATTGAAATTTCTGAAATCGTTGTAAAGAAGAGCCATGAGCGTCCCCCAGCTCTGGACGACGACTAATGGTCGGCTTGAGCTTGATCTGCACTATGGGCAGACGCAGGCTTGGGAGTCGGAACGCCGATTCATTGCGGTTATTGCTGGGACGCAATCAGGCAAAACATCGTTTGGGCCGCAATGGCTGTATCGCGAGATTAAACAACGCGGGCCTGGCGACTATATGGTGGTCACGCCCACCTATCCGCTGTTAGAGGTCAAGGCATTGCCGGAATTCCGGCGCTTGTTTGAGCAAACGCTGAAGCTAGGCCGCTACTACGGATCGCCGGTTCGGCGCTTTGAATTCAGCAAGGCTGGTGCAAAGCGAATCTTTGGTCTGAATGCAGACACAACCACGGTGTTTTTTGGCTATGCGGCTGATCCGGAATCGCTCGAATCCGCAACCGCCAAAGCGGTTTGGTGTGACGAAGCAGGGCAAAAGAAGTTCAAGCTCGCCAGCTGGGAAGCGCTCCAGCGGCGGCTGTCACTCAATGAAGGACGCGCCCTAATCACGACAACACCCTATGACCTTGGTTGGCTGAAGGTGTTGCACGACAAGTGGCTCAAGGGCGACAAAACGATTGAGGTGGTGAATTTCGCCTCAATTATGAATCCGGTGTTTCCGCGAGCGGAGTACGAGCGGGCACGGGCAGAGCTTCCCTTGTGGAAGTTCAGGATGTTTTACAAGGGGATGTTTGAGCGGCCTGCGGGGCTGATTTATGGGTCATTCAAGCCGGAGATTCACAAGGTTCCGCGCTTCACGATTCCAGATGATTGGCAGCGCTACCTAGGGCTTGACTTCGGCGGCGTGAATACCGCCGGATTGTTCTACGCCGAGGAGCCAACCAGCAAAAAACTGTATCTGTATCGCGAATACAAAGCAGGCGAAAAGACGGCAGCGGAGCATGCACGCGACCTGCGCAAAGGCGAGCCAATGATTCCACTCTGTGTGGGCGGCTCGAAGAGCGAGGGGCAATGGCGGCGTGAGTTTCGGATGGCAGGCTTACCCGTCAACGAGCCTGACATCAAAGAAGTTGAAATTGGAATTAACCGTGTGTTTGGCGCACACGCGCGCAATGAAATCTATGTCTTTGATGATTGTGATGGCTACTTAGCCGAGAAGGGGAGCTATAGCCGAGCACTGGATAAGGAAGGCGAGCCGACCGAGGAAATTGAGGATAAATCGACATTTCACTTTATGGACGCTGAGCGCTACATCATTGGGCGTATTCGGCGGGGGATTGTCTAAATGGGACGCAAAAGCCGCAGAAAACGGGAGCGCCGAGCACTCCAGCAAGAGCTACCGGGGATTGAAGAAGTTAGGCCGTTCGATTGGGTGCTTATGGAGGCATTACTCAAGCGCAAGGATGACCCAACCTTGTTCGCTGGCTCATTCGATACGCCAGTTGATACATCGCCGCTAACCGAGGCGGATATAACGAAAACATTCGAGCACTTCACATCAAGGCTGTAAGGAAAGCGCCGAATGGACAATCTAAAAGCCAGGCTACGAATGCAGGTTTTTCATACAGGAGATCTTTCATGGATCAAGACCAGATGCACAAAGAAGTGGCTCAATACATGGCTCCCTTACTCAATGCAGTTGAACGTTGGGTTGAGTTTGTGTCAGGGCAAGTTAATGAGTGTCAGTCTGCTGCGCAGGCGGTAGAAGAAACGCCAACCGCTACTGCCGCACTTCATCCATTTGCTGAAGAAGTGGGCGAGGCGGTTGCGACACTCAGTCAAAACTTCTTTGATTTTTTCGACACCATGCAAAACGTCTATGCCCGCCAACGTGGCGATGCACGCCGCGATTCTGTGCCAACTCGTGATGATCTGGTTTTTCGCCTCTTTGAGCGCTGGCGATTGACAGGCGGGCCTGTTGGGAATGCTGCCACCCAAAAGCAACAAATCATTGCTGAACTCGAAGCGTTGTTTGCTCCAGCTCCAGCAGAGCCAGATTTTTCGGCAGCCGTGTGCAAGGCGGTAGTGGATAGCGATCGCTTGAAGCAGCTAACAAAGGACATCGACGATGTTCTGATTACGCTGACCGACGACGATAAAACGTTTGACCGTCGCCGAGCAGCAAGTCGGCTGATTATGAGCATGATTGAGCGGTTTACCACCAACGACTAGCACTTGGGAATTTCCCAAGTGGAGGAATCCATGAAGCGCATCACCACACCAATCAAACTCTTTTGTATCGAAGTCATTGCCATGGTTGTGGTGTGGGTGCAGCTGCTTGGCCAATGGCTGCGCGAATCGCTGCCCATCGTGCTGTTGGTTGTTCCGTTTGTCTTTGGCTGGTTCGTTGGGGTGGTGGTTTCGTTCTGTATCTGGCTCATCGCGGCAGTGGTTGAAGGCTATCGGAGTGGCCGGCTATGAAGTTTATTGAGGCAATCAAGCAGCGCGTCGCTGCAATCCGAAAAGCCAGCAAGTACCTGCCGCATCTGCATGGTATTGAGCATGTCTTTAGTAGTGCCCGCACGGGCGATTCGTTGTACGAAATCGACAATTACATGGAGTTCGCGGGCATCTACAACAGCTATGTGTGGGTGCGCAAAGCCGTCAACGTGATTGTTGAGTCGCTGGCTCCGCTGCCCGTGCGCGTTGTCGATAGCAATGGCAAGCCGCTCAAATCGCACCCGCTCAATGACTTGTTCGGCTATATCAACGATACAACCACGCCCAGTCAACACTGGCAACAATACTTTATTCACTTGATTCTTGGTGGTGAGAATCCGGTCGAATTAGTCACGAACAAGGCCAAAACAAAAGTGATTGAGATGTGGAATCGACGGCCTGATCGGTTGTGGATTCTGCCGGACTATGCGCGACTCAACTACCCGCGCATTGCCGAATTTGTGTTTTATGGACAAGACGCTGACCCGATCCGCGTCCCTGCAAGTCATATGATTTTCGATCGTTTCTACAACCCGCGCAACGTATGGCGTGGCATTACGGTGCTTGGCGCGCTGCGCACGGGCGTAAAGCTCGATGTTGCTGGCCAACGCTGGAATGAAAGCATTGTGACCACGGGAGCCAAGCCAGAGTTTGCCGTGACGACCAAGAAGTTCTTGACCGATGGTGAAAAAGAGCGCCTTGAACAGCAGGTGATGGACAAACATGGGACTGGCCGACCCCTGATGCTCGACGATGAAACCACCATCGTGCCATACAGCTGGGCACCAAAGGATATGGAGTGGGTTGAGCAGCGGCGTTTTGCCCGTGATGAAATCGGCGGCTTGTTTGGGATTCCAGACGAGATTATGGGCTATGGCAAAGATACCTATGACAACCTGAAAATGGCTGAACGCTTGCTATGGCGGGTCACACTGAAGCCCTACATCGGGCGGCGTGATTCGGTCTATACCAAGCATTTCACCTACACCATGCCGCTCCTGAATAAGGGCGAGCGCATCGAAACCGATGTCAGCGATGTCAGTGCGCTGCAACAAGATGATGATGCGCTGCTCGAACGAGCAACCAAGCTTTTCCTTATGGGCGTGCCCTTCAATGTCGTTGATGGGTCACTCAGTCTTGGCATTGGGGCAATTCCAGGTGGCGACGTGGGCTATCTGCCATCAAACCTGATTCCGGCTGATGAAATGGGCGTCCCGCTGCCAGCGCCGCAAACCAAAGGCGTTGAGGTTTTAGCTAGAGCCAAGAAGCCGAGCGCAGCCCGCACAGGCCGCGCACTCCAAAAGATTCGCAAGCGCGTTGCGGCGGATATGGAAGTGGCGATTGAAGGCTATTTCGAGGAGTTGGCCAACAACGTTGTGTCGCGTGCTCGTGCCAATAAATTCGCACGATTTTGGCACAAGGCCATTACCAGAAAAGCGGTGCCTGACCTTGACGTGCTGATCACGGACGACGATGTGACCAAACTTGGTGACATTGTTGGCAGCTTCTATTTACAGATTTGCGAAGCCAGCTGGGAGACGTGGAATAAGGCCTTAGGGGTCACGGTTGAATTTGATGCCGATAACGCGGCAGTCGTCGCAGCGCTCGACCAAGCAGGCGAGCAAGTCCGCATGATTGACGAAACGACCAAGACGGCCTTGCAAGCGCTGCTGAAATATGCAACCGAACAAGGCTGGACGATAAGTCAATTAATCAAAGGCGATGAGAACCAGCCAGGTATCAAGGTACTGATTCAGGAAACCTATAAAAATCGTGCTCGCACGATTGCCCGCACCGAGCTGGGGACGGCCCAAAACATCTGCACGTTGGCCCGCTATAAGGACGCTGGCATTAAGGAGGTGGAAGTTTTTGATAACGGCCAAGACGATCCTGATTCGGCCTGCAAAATCGCAAACGGCCAAAAATGGACACTCAAGGAAGCGCAGCAAAAACTGTTGCAGCACCCCAACTGTACCCGCGCATTTGCACCAGTAGAACCGAAAGGATAGGTCATGGCTCGCATTATCAAGGCTGGCCCCGATGCGCCAGTCATTCACAAAACATTCAACTTTGAAGTAATTCGCAAGGCGGAAGAAGGCGAAACGCCAGGCGGCAGGATTCGGGTTAATACCGCACGGCTCGACCGTGAAAACGACATCATTCCACCGAGTGGAGCGATTCTCGATAACTACTTGCTCAATCCGGTTGTGCAATGGATGCACAACTATGCCGATCCATGGTCAACCGTTGGCCGCTCACTCGTGATTGATCGCACGAAAGAGTATATCGACATTGATTTCGAGATGCGCCCAGCAGCGAATGATTTTGATCCGCAAACCATCATCCTGTTGCAATGGACGGGCGGTTGGGTGCGTTGTGCCAGCATCGGTATGCGGCCACTGACCTATAAAGCCAATTCCAGCGGTGGCTTCATTTTTCCATCGTGGGAATTTGTGGAGTGGTCACTCGTGCCCATTCCGATGAACCCTGATGCGTTACGCCAATTAGGCGTGCAACCATCTGCCGAGGTTGTTCGCCGCTTCTATGGAGGATTTGAATCTATGGCGAAAGCACCCATGCATCCATCCATTCCCGTGCTCGACGGTGGTGGTTTGCTTCAGAAAAGTATCAGCCTTGATCGCTTGGTTGAGGAAGTCAGCACCGCGATTTATCGGGTGTTGTGGGATCGGGATAGCGATGGCTATTACCACTATGACGGCGTGCGTCGCCACGTGGCAGCAGTCTACGAGGATCACGCGATTGCCTGTATTGGCCTTGCCTTCTACCGCGTTGATTTCACGATTGAGGCTGGGTTGGTCAAGGTTCAACCACGCGATGAGTGGGTTGAAGTAGATCGCGAGTGGCCGGAAATCAGCACCACCATGACAACCATTGAGCGCTCGATGCTTCAGGTCATTGGCAAGGCGGGAGCACGGCACAGCACCAAAGATATGAATCTCGTTCAACAAATGCACGATACTGCGTGCGCATTGGGCGCAGCCTGTGGCAGTGACGAAACCAAGGCCGAGGCTGACGAAGATGTAACCACTAAAGCGCAACCAGCACCCGAGGAGGTGATCGACATCGACAAAACCAATATTCGTGAGGTGATCGCCTCATTCAAGACCGTCATTAAACGCTAAGTAATCAACACTTTTTCTATTGAGGTATATCCATGGCAACACAAGCCGAATTTGAAACATTGGTAGGCGAAATCGCCCAATTGTCCAATGCAATCCGCGAAGGCGGGTTGATTGATTCCGAAAAACTCAAGGCCGAGTTTGCGACCCAATTCAAGGCCTTGACCGATATGCAAGCCCAGCAAAAGCTGGAGGATGCCCCAGATCGGCGTGTACCTGGCGCGTTGGTTGGCCCCAACGGCGAAGTGCTATCGAAGAGCAACCGCTACCACGGCATGCTCAAGAATTTCGAGCAAGCTGGCAGCAGCCGCTATGGTGCAACCAAGGTCAAGCCGGTTGACCTCTGGATGGCGCACAACCTGATCAAAAGTGCCCATGCCCTTATGCCAAAACTCGTCAATGCCCCTTCCGATGATCTGGATATGGCAATCAAGACCATGACTGCTGAAGGCACAGGCACGGGTGCTGAAATTGTCCCAACCGATATGGCCACGCAATTGTGGGATGACATGTATTTGGCATCGCGCATTATTGGCTTGATGCAACCCATCAATATGACCAGCAATCCGTTCGAAATGCCCTTAGGCTTAGGCCGTCCAACATGGCGCAAAGGCAAGGAGCGCACCCGCACCACAACCAGCGACTCAAGTACCCAAAAAGTCACCTTGACCGCAACCGAATTGGTTGCCGATCAGGAATGGTCATACACCCTGAACGAAGAGGCGGTCGTGGCGCTGATGCCAGCCATGCGTGCCAACTTGGCGTTGTCGGGTGGCGAGGCCATGGATGCCTTTGCCTTGAATGCTGATAGCACCTTGGCGAGCAGCGGCAATATCAATAGTGACGACGCTGCCCCTGATGCCGATAGCTACTATCTCAGCGAAGGGCAAGACGGCATTCGGCATCAATGGTTGGTCGATAACACTGCCCAAAATTTTGATGCTGGTGGCGATGCGTTGGTTGATGGCGATATCACCTCAACCCTTGGCAAGATGGATAAATATGCCACTGATCCATCAAAATTAGCCATCTTGACCGATGTCAGCACCTACTTGGGCGGGTTTCTCAAGTTGGATACCGTAACCACCATCGATAAATTTGGCCCCAGTGCCGTGGTCTTGAGTGGGCAATTAGGCTCCTATCGCGGCGTGCCGATCGTGCTCAGTGAATCCTACAACAAGGCTGAAGCTGATGGCAAGCAATCAAACATTCCTGCTGCCAATACGCTGGGTGGTTTTACTGCAATGAACCGCGCCATGTGGACTGTTGGCTTTATGCGCGACCTCTTGATCGAAGTAGATCGCGATGTGCGCGCTCGCACCTACATCATGGTCAGCAGCTTCCGTCAAGCTATCGCAGCCCATGGCACGCGGTCAACTGCCAAGCACACCGCTGGCTGCCGCAACGTCGCCGTGTAATCAATTTCGCGTCGCCCTGTGCGCGTAGGGCGAACGCTCATTCTTTGAGGTAGTTATGGCCAATGAATTAGATCGCAATGATGGCACTGATGTGACCTTGATCTTGAGCATCGCCAACCCCGCCGCCAGTGCCACAACTGCACTGACGTTTCCGCAGGGCACAACGGGCTTCAAGGTTCCCCCAGGCTATCAATTTCATCCTATCTGCTTAAGCGGTGCGAGCAATGCCGACTTAGCAGCCGGAACCGCCACGTTCGCGGTAACAGCGGGCGGCGTGGTGCTGGGCAATGGCCCAACTGCTGTGTTGAGTGACCTTGTACAACAAGCCGTTGGTGTGAAGCGTGTCGATGCCGCGCCAATCAACCCAGGTGTATTGGTCGGCGTGTCGGTTACGACCAACGGCGCATACGCGCCAACAACCGCTGACCTTGATGTGGTGCTGATTGGCAAATTACTGCCCGCTGCATAGGCGATTGCACGTATAAGGAGGTTTTGTTGAAACTCGAATGTATTAGCGCCTACAGCAATAAACCACTGAAGGTTGCGTATGCCGAAGGCGATGTGTTTGAGGTTGATGAAAAAATTGGCCAACACCTGCTGCACGATTCGCCAGATTCATTTGTTGACCTATCAGCACTTGAAGCTGCCGAGCAGGCTATGACCAAGCTGCAAACAGAACTCGAGCAAAAACCTGATGATCAGGGTCAAACCCAAGCGCCTGACGAGCAGGCATCAAAAGGTAAGAAAAAAGCAACGGAGTAAGACCGATGGCAAGTCTCTTAACACTGGCCGAGTTTCGCGCCGTGGTCACAACCGGAATCGACGATACCGCACTTGCAGTGATTGTCGAACGCGAAGAAGCGATTATGACGAGTCGCATTGGCGCGCCAAACGATGGCGTTGCCAGCGTCACCAAGGTGGTGCGTGGCGGTGCGACCAACCTCTATCTGCCGCATCGCATCGTGAGCGTGACCAGTGTTGAGGATCGCGACACCGGAGCCTATTCCCCCGTTGCCAGCAATCTCTACGAGGTCTGGGAGGATGGCGGACGCATAGAACGACTCTACGTCCGCTGGGGTGCGCGGGTGCGTGTGGTCTATGTGCCCGCCGATGATCGCCCAAACCGCAAAGCAGCCACGATTGAGCTTGTCCGAGGCGCGATTGAGCGCACGGCCATGGTGCGTGAGTCGGTGGCCCAAGAATATAGCTACGAAGCTCCTGATTGGGAGCGTGAACGCACCCGCATCTATCGAACTTTAGTTTTTACGGGAGTCTAAGCAATGGCAAACCAGACCGTTCAACCCAACGATGCCCGCCGGAGTTCAAACGGCTTGAATGTGACCGATGGTGGCACTGTCGTCAACTCCAGCGATACGTATTTCATTCCCAACAATGGCCGCGTGGTCTTGCTTGTCACCTCAACCCCAGGTTGCACTGTGACCGTGCAAACACCGGGGACGGTCGATGGTTTAGCTGTGACCGACCTGACCGCGTCAGTTGGTGCAACGAAGCAGCAAGCCATTGGCCCATTTCCGACCACCATTTATAACCAAGCCGATGGCACCATTCAGGTGACCTTTAGCGCAGCGGCAACGCTGTATCCCGTGCGAGTCTAATCATGGCAATCGATCCACACCTCAATCACCGATGCGAGATTCAGCGAGCGGAAACCACGCAGGATGATTACAACACGGACATCCTAGCGTGGAAGACCCTCCTCACCGATGTGGTCTGTCGCCTTGTAATCAAGGAAGAACGTGTGCAGCGAACCGATGAAGCCGAACGCGCCGTGATCACGACCTATGCGCTGATGCTGCGCGCAGGCACGGATATCAAGCACGGCGACCAAATTGTGAATCTTGTGATTGATGGCGTTGCCACACCTGGCGTGTACCGGATTGATCAAATCAAGCCACGCCGCGCCAAGAGCCAGCGCCATATCACCTGTACTGTGGAGTATTTCCATGACCGACGTTGAACGACCGACCGAAGTCGAACGGCCAACCATTGATTGGTTACTGGCAACCGGCAATGCGATCAGTATTCGGGGCCGCGTGTTTATTGCGGCTGATCAGATCGAAGCATTAGTTGAAGAAGCACTGCCCCCCGAGCCAACGCCAGAACCAGAGCCGCAGCCTGATCCTGAGCCAACGCCAGAGCCGGTGCCAAGTCCAGAACCTGACCCTGAGCCAACGCCGGAACCAAAACCAGAAGGAACTGCTGATGCGCAAGCGGGTAAAGCTCGATTGGCGCGGCGACCAAACGCTACGCCAAGTGACCAACCGAGCCACAGCAGCACTGAATGAAATTGATCGCACCGCTGAGCGCCACGCCAAAGCCGAACTCTACCCAGGCCACGGCGTACGCACGGGTGCGCTGCGACGGTCGATTACGTCCATTCCCGCCGTCACGCGTGGGCGGCGCATCATTGGCGGAATTGGCACAACCAAAGGCGCTGTGAGCGCCTACGCGCGGGTGATTCATCGCAAGTATGAATATTTGACCAAAGGCTTACAAAAGACCATTCCGAGCGTGATTGAGATTATCGAACGCCACATGAGGGGTTAGCACGATGTCCATGATTGATCCGATTGCTGCCATTCTGAAACTGTTCAGCGATAACACCAACGTTCGCGAGATTGTTGGAGATCGCGTCGCTGGCAAGCATAAGTTTGCCCAAGCGGGCAGCCCAAATGCATGGAAAACGGGAGAGTCCTGCATTGTTGCCAAAGATGATCCGGGCAGCGTCCCCGATATCGACATTGGCGATCATGTGGGCCGCGTGGAGCTGCGCTGTTATGGCGCAACGTCCGCAGCGGCGCGGAAGGTCTATAACACCCTGATCGAATTAATGCGCGCCATACCAGGCCGCACGACGGCCAATACCAGCAACGGCACGGCGCTGATCTATTTCCTCGTCATGGACGCATCGCCGTTTACGACCGTTGACCCTGATTTGTCGATCGATATGGTGGTTGGCTATGCCCGCTACCGTATCCATGAATATGCACTTGAGGAGTATCACTAATGGCTGGAACTGCAATGAGTCCTTACGCCCAACTGGTTGGCCCAGTTGACGTGTATGTCGCCCCCTATGGCACTGCCGAGCCTGCAATCGATGCGGCAGTACCTGCGACATGGTACAAACTTGGCCCAACCACGGGCGATCAAACCATCGAACACTCCGGTGATCTGGAAGTGTTTCGCGATAATGATCACCAAGGCCCCGTGAAGGTCACGCGGCCCGAAGAAGATTTGATGGTGACGTTCACCGTGGTCGATATGACCTATGAAAAATATGCCCGCATTATCAATAATGTTGGCCGGATTGCGACAGGAACCAGTGGTTCCGCCAACGTCAAGCGGTTGGGATTCAAGCGGGGCGCAACCCCAACCGAATATGCGCTCCTACTGCGTGGGTCAGCTGATAGCCCCTATGGGCAGTACCCAGGTCAAAACTATATTCCACGCTGTGTGCAATCCGGCAATCCTGCCCCTGCCCGTGGCAAGGCCACCCGCGCCGAGTTGGAATGTGAGTTTATGACGCTTGAAGACGACGCTCAAGCGAGCGACGACGACAAAATGGGATGGGGCACCGTTCAAATCAACTAATCGATTGTTGTATCAGGGCGGCTCATCACCGCCCACGAATCACGATAAGGAGTTTCCAATGCCAAAAGAATTTACGCTGCTTAATCTTGCACCAGAACCATTGGTTTTTAGCGACTACGATGGAAATAAATACGATGTCTTGCGGCCTAACCAATTTGGTTTGCGCAGTCTTGCCATCATTGATCGCTTGCAGACGCAAATCGCAGCCCACCAAGCGGTATTAGCCGCGCTTGCCGATGTTGAAGTCGAAGATGATGAACATGAAACCGAGTACGAGCATGCCAATCAGCAGTTCGAAAAACTCTTGAATTCATTCATTAAGGCCGTTGTACCAAAGGTGACAACCAAAGTCTGCCAACACATGTCACTGGTTGAAAAGCTGCAATTTATGAACTGGTGGAGGGAAGAAACCGCCCCAAAAGTGAAAGCGCCGGAGACGGCAGCGGGGACGACACTGGTCACGAAGCCGATCCGGAAAAAATCTTCGCGCGGATAGTGCGCTTTTATAACATCGACCCTGATCGGTTTTTCGAGTTACCCATTTGGCAAATTGACATTCTGTCACGCCAAATGCCTGCGCTCGATGCAAGCGACCAGCTTGTCGGCATTGACGTGGCCACAGCACCACATTTAAAGCGCTCAGACTATCGCGAGAAGATTCGCCACTTGCGTAGCGTGGCCTTTACCGAGGCACGACCGATTGCGCAGCCGATGGAGAAAGAAGAAATCAATCCGGCCAAGGCCGAGGAATGGTTTGCATCCATGGGGATGCGCATCAAAACCAAGGAAAAGGAACCTGCATGAACGAAAAACTCTTCTGGACAATACTCTATCGATCCTTATTGTCCATGGCCAATGCAATCAAGAAAATGTATTTAGACCCGAAGCGTATACCGCGCACGCCCATGGCCGTAATCGAACAAAGCCCAACCAAAGCTCGCGCATGGTTTCGCGAGCGCGGAACCCGAACGCAATAACCCAATCGGTTAAGTAGCCGCCATCGCCGCACCACGCGCCCATGGCAAACCCGCACATCGCCACTATCCCGTGCCCATGTGTTTATCCCCAACGGGGTAGTGTGCGATGGCAGAATTCTCTTTAGGTAGTGCCGCCCTTGGCACCGAAATTAATTTAGACGGCCTCTATAGTGGGATTGAGGAAGCTCATGGCGTAGCTGAACGTGGCTTTACGTCCATTGGCGGAACCATTGCCAGCACGCTGAAATCGGGCGTTATCCTCGCTGGCGCTGCCATTACCACGGCCATTGCAGGCGTTACTGCATCGGCCATGACCTCGTTTATTGGCTTTGAGCGCCAAATCCAAGAAGTGTTTACCTTGCTGCCGGATACCTCGCAGCAGGCCATGAGCGCGATGTCCAGCCAAGTCAAGGATTTTGCCACGGACTTTGGCGTATTGCCCAAGGATGTTGTTCCTGCCCTGTATGAAGCCTTGTCCTCTGGCGTGCCCGAGGGCAATGTCTTTGATTTCTTGGCAGTGGCCCAAAAAGCAGCCATTGGCGGCGTAACCGACACCAAGACCACGGTGGACGGCCTGACCAGCGTCGTCAACGCCTACGGCGCGGACGTGCTAAGCGTGCAGGATGCCAGCGACCAGATGTTTACCGCCGTAGCCTATGGCAAAACATCCTTTGCCGACCTCTCCAATTCGCTCTATAACGTGATTCCCAATGCCCAAGCGCTTGGCATCTCCTTTAGCGATGTGACAGCGGCCATTGCGTCCATGACCGCGATGGGCGTGCCCACGAGCGTCAGCACCACGCAGCTACGCCAGCTCCTCGTTGAATTATCCCAATCCGGTGGTGAGGCTGCCGAAACCTTCAAAACCATTGCGGGCGTGGGCTTCAAAGACTTTATTGCCCAAGGCCACAATCTTCAGGATGCCTTGATCTTGATGGAAGAAGCGGCACGCCAGAACAAGGTCGGTATCAATGATCTGTTTGGGAGCGTGGAAGCCGGTGGCGCAGCCCTCGCCCTGACAGGCCGCAATACGCAATCGTTTAGCGCCGCGCTCGACCAAATGGCCAATAGTTCTGGCGCAACCGAGCGCGCCTTTCAGGTCATGGATCAGGGTATTGGCCGCTCAATTGACTATATCAAAGCATCTTTATCGACCTTGCTGCTTGATGTTGCCAATCGCCTTGCCCCCACCTTTGCTGTCTTTGCCGATTGGGTCCAGGCGCACATGCCGCAAATCAGCAGCATCGTGCTGGGCGTGTTTGATGCGATTGGCGCGGCGATTCAGTTTGTTAGCCCCTACTTCGCCGCCTTTGCGAATGGCGCACAAGCTGCCTTTGGCGTGTTTATCGACTTGGCCCAATCCGCGGTGAACTATGGACGCAACATTGGCGAACAGTTGGCCAACGGGATTTTGAGCGCTGCCAGCTCTGTGATGCAGGCGCTTAACTCGATTGCCAGCATGATCACCTACTGGCTCGAACCCCATTCACCACCAAAAATCCTGCCGGATATCGATACATGGGGAACGGAAACGGCCCAAGTCTGGATGGATGGCTGGGGGGAGGTCGATTACCAGATTTTTGACCAAATCGGGTCAACCATTGAATCGTTGCTGAAGTCGATGGTCGATACGGGCGTACTACCGGAAGAGGGTATGATCCCGATGCTGCTTGGCTCGCAAACCGCTGTGGCCGCAGCCATTGACGAATTGCGCACCACGGGAACCGTCTCCGAGCGTGCGTTCGCCGCTGTGCGCAGCAGCGCCGGAGCCGCAGGCGATCAGGTTGATCGCATGTTTCGCTCAATGGTGGCAATGGAGCAGGCCAACCGCGATGCCGCCACCGCGCAGCGCGAGCTGAACAGAATCACCGAGAAATACAACGCCATTCTGTCGCCGCTCGATGCGCAGCTGCAAGCAATCCGCGATCAGCAGGCCGATGTGCGCGATGCGCAGCGGGCCGCGCAGTTGCAAGAATTAATCAACAGCACGGGTGGCGACGAGGCTGAACGCCAAGCCGCTGCGCTGGAGCTGCAAGCCCTGAACCTCGAAAAGAAGATTCGTGACACCAAGAAATCCCAAGGCGCGGAGCAATCCGCTGCACAGGCCAAGCTCGATGCTGCTACTAAAGCCAAGAGCGTGCTGGAGGCTGACATTAGTCTGCAAAACCAGCAGATCAAGGCCCAACAACGGCACAACGATCTGATTCAACGCCAGATTGCGCTGTTGAGTCAAGCGGCGAGCGCAGGCGGCGGTGGCGGCGGCGGCGCGGCTATGGACGATGCGGCCAAGAAAGCCGAGGCCGCAGCCAAGGCCCAACGGGACTATCAATTTGCCACGGCGGACACCGCTGGCAAAATCGCGTTGCTGCGTGAGGAACAATCCAAATATACCGAGGCTGACGCGGAGTATTGGCGGCTCAAAACCCAAATTACCAGCACGGAGCAACAGTACCAACGCGAGCTGGAGGCGAGCGCCGAATCGCAACGCGACTATGAGTTGTCACTGGCCGATACCGAAACCAAGCTTGCCAGCCTGAAGGCTGAGCAGAGCCAATACGCCGTCGGCTCTGAAGAATATAACAAAATCCAAAAAGAGATTGTGAAGGTCGAAAAGGAGCGTGAAAAGGCTTTAGCCGAGGTTGAGAAAAAGAACGCCGAAGCCGCCAAAGCGGAGCGCGATTACCAGTATGCCACGGCGGATACGGCGGGCAAGATTGGCATGCTGCAGAAGGAATTAGAAGGAGCGGAAAAAGGATCATCCGAGTATTGGCGCATTCGCACCCAACTCAATAGCGTTGAACAACAGTACCAACGCGAGCAGGAAGCCAGCGCGAAAGCAACTGAGGGTGCAGGCGGAGCGGCCAAGGGCGCAGCGGGTGGCGTGGGCAATCTCAGCGGGCAATTGGCCGATCTCAAGGGCGCAGCGGGGGCCATTCCCAAGCCCATTGAGGATATTCAGAAAACCGTCACCGATACCGCCCAATCCTTTGTTGACTTCAAGGATCGCCAGCTCGAAGCGCTCGATGCCGCCGTCGGCTTCGTCAAAGAAAATCCCTTCTCAACAGCGCTACAAGGAATCCTCGTATCGCTTGGCAATGTGATGGGGCCATTACGCGAGCTTGGCGCACAGTGGGGCGGGACGCTGAAAGCAAGCATCCTGCCGCAAATTGCGACCCTTATCAGCGATGTCAAAACCGCGCTCGATGAAAACGGCTTGGTTGGGGCAATCACCGCAGGCGTATCCGGCGTGGGCCGCATCATTGGTGATGCACTCAAGGCGGGCTTTGCTAAGCTGGGCACGTTCGATTGGTCAAAGGTGTTCGATACCTTGCCAGGCAGAATCCTTGCCGGATTAACCACCATCTTCGGCGCAATCAGCTTTGCACCAGCCGCAACCGTGTTGTGGGGTGGCTTGGCGCTGGCCTTCTCAGGGCCAAACCCCGGCATCACGACAATGTTCGCCAAAATCGGCGGTGCATTCAAGCCGTTGCTTGGCGCGCTCGATGATCTGTTCCTCGTCTTTATCAAAACCTTCAAAGGGTTTGCACTCAACGTGGCGGGGATTATTGACCTGATCATTGGCGGTTTTACCACCTTCAGCACATGGATTGGCGGGGTGCTGGCCCCCATTGGCGCGGCTGTCACCAAAGCGCTTGGACCGATCGGCGCAGGGCTATCCAAGCTGCTGGGGACATTCTCATCGCTCTTTGGCTGGGTTACACGGTTGGTCAGCCCGTTAGGTGCGCTGCTTGGGCCACTAGGAGCCGTGGGCAGTGCTGTCGGCGGATTGCTTGGGCCATTGCTCGCCGCCGTTGCGCCATTTGTGGCTATTGGCGGCGCGATTGCACTGCTGCTTAATCAATCGCCGGAATTGAAAGCCGCGCTGGAAGGCTGGACGGCGCAGCTGGGCCAATGGGTGCTTGATGCAATCCCCGGCCTCTTCGGCGCACTCAATACCTTTATTGGCGGATTGCTGAATTGGCTCGCAGCCGAGCTGCCGCAAGTCGTAACCACGCTTGTGGGCTGGAGTAAGGCTATTTTTGAGTGGGTGGTGGCAGCCATTCCGCCGTTGCTCGATGGCCTAGCCGAATTTATTGGCAAGCTCTTCACCTTCATTGTGGAGAACGTACCCAACCTCGTGGTTCAGCTTGCAGGCTGGGGCGCATCCATCATTGGCTGGGTAATCGATGCGTTGCCCGGACTGGCAACCAACCTAGGCGAATTTATTGGCAAGCTCTTGGGCTTCATCATTGAGGCAATCCCCGGAGTCGTCGCCAACCTTGCCCAACTAGGCGCGAAATTTATCGGCTGGATTATCACCGATGTGTTACCCGGGCTACCTGGCACGTTGCTCAAAATTGGCGAGGCAATCTATGGGTTCCTTGCAGGCGTGCTGGAGGGTATTGCACCGAAACTGGCCGCAATTGGCCTCGCCTTTATTAACTGGATTAGCACCGACGTGCTGCCGGTTATTGGCGGCAAGTTGGGCGAAATCTGGACGGAAATCAGCAACTGGATTGGGGAGACCGCTGGTAAAGCGTTGACGAAGGCCAAGGAGATCGGCAGCGGCATTGCCAACGGGATTAGCGATGCGGTTTCAAGCGGCTTGAGTAATCTCCGCTCGTTTGTTGCACGCATCATCAATCCGATTATTTCCGGCATCAACACCGTCATTGACGGCTTAAATATGGTCAATCCGGGCACGGCCATTGGACACATTGCCTATATGGCGAAAGGGGGGATTACGCGTGGAGGTCTGACGGTGATGGGCGAGGAAGGCCTCGAACGAGTCACGGGCAGCGGCATTGACGTGCTGGCTGGGCCGGGCCTGTTTGATGTGCCTGCTGGACTGAAGGTCACGCCAGCCGCGCAAACGATGCGCGACCTGTTGACCCCGATGCAAAGTGCGCTGCAACTCCCAAGCAGTCTCACCCGCATGCCTGCACGGATGAATGGCTTCCAACCATCCATGCCCGCAGCGGCCACCACAACCGAAAACTACATCATCAACCAGTATTTCAACGCGACCGATAGCCAAGGCGTGCGCGACGCGGCGCGTCAAGGCATAAACGAGGGATCGAAGCAGATTGCAGGGAAGGCCCGCATCAAGCAACAAACCTACCGGAGGAAATAACCCATGGCTCATGGATTTTGGATTATCAAACAAGCAGAAGTACCGATTGTCCTCAACTTAAACGATCAGTCGGTCAATTGGAAATATCGCATGGAACAAAACCGCTGGCAGCCGCCAATCCCAGACCGCAATCCAGGCAGTGGCGAGCCATATCTCGATACCGCCGAATCCTTTGAGGTTGCCATTGGCGGCGTTGATGAAGATGAAGTGAGCGTCAATCTAAATGCCCTGCAAGCGATCCTCGACGATGCTGCTGATTTCAATGATGGGATGAGCAGCACACCCGTGATCTGGCGCGAGCAGATCAACAATGGCGTAGCCTACGATGCGCTGATGGCATCGGTTGAGCCAGCGCGCTTTGGGATTACGCTCACCAGTAATTTTCTCGTCGATACCAATAACCGCTTTTACCGCAATGTGAAGGTGGAATTTCCGCGCCGCCCGATTCTATGCAACAGCATCGTCGTGAATTCAAATAGTCCAAGTGGTGATGCTGATGCGATGCTGTCGAATCTTAGCTTCGCCATCGCAGCCGATATCGCTAGTCCCGCAAGTCTTGACTTGGCGTTGAGCAGCTTGCCCACCGCCGCTGTCATGCCGACGATTCCGGCGGGGACGGTGGTCATTGGCCCAAATGGTAGCTTATTTCCATTCAACGCCGCGCCCTTGGCCACGGGCACAGGCTATAGTTCGGTTGCTGATGCCGCGAATAATGCGCCCATGGGAGCTGTGATGCGCTATACCCCGCCCAGCACAAGCGAGGTGGTGCATACCACCAAGCAATCCATCAATCAAACCAAACGCTGCTTAGTGTTTGCCAAAGTGCGCAACAATTCTGTGAGTGCAGGCTTTAGCATTCGGCCCATTGCCACGACCCTCGGTGGGCAGTTGATCTATGGCCGCTATACCCATATCGATGAAGCCAGTGGCACGTCACCGCGCATCGTCAGCCTTGGTATCCTCAGTTCGCCCAGTGCGATGGCGCAGCTGCACGTCGGCATTACCGCAACCGCGACGGGCCTTGGCACACTCGATATTGCGGACATCTTTCTTGTCGCTCTCGATCAAGGCCGCACGGCGATTATTCCCTATGGCGCAGTGACACGGCCTAATAACAATCAAGGCACGCTTTCAATCAATGACAACTACCTCAGCGCTGACACACCAAATCTCAGCTATGCACAAGCCGCAGCAGGGCCGCTCGATGTATTCAGCGAAGGCGATGCACGGATTTTCCTGAAGGGTCGAATTCATGAGCTGCAAATCCTGACGACCAACGGCACGTCATGGAAGATCATGCCCAGCGGCAGCGGGGCAGCTCCGCAGGTCACGGCCACATTGAAACGCCGCACGGCCTCATTGATTCCACGCTAAGGAGAGAGAGGAAAAACAGCGATGATGAAAATCTATGATTATACGATTAGCCTGCTGAATCCGGCCACCAACACCATGGTGGCCAACCTCAGCAAACGCGCGTTCGATATTGATGTCTCCATCGATGCGCTCACGTTCCGCATGCGTGCCTTGGCCGATGAGTCAGCCGTGTACCTTGATAATCCGCCAGCCCTGCACACGATTGTGCGCCGCAGCGATGGCAAGCGGTTTGTGTTTCGCTTAAACACGCCAGCACTCGAAGCCAACAATATCCTGTTATTTGAATGCTTTAACCTGATTGCCTGCCTTGACGATGATGAGGCCTGTGTGCAATGGTCAACGATGGATGATGCCAACTGGCTTCCCGTCGGCAAAGAGCGCGTCAGTAATCGGGCTGAGGAACTGCACGAGTTTGGCAGCGAATACCCATCAATCTATCCCAAGAAGGATGAGCGCTTTAGTGTTGGGTTTATTGGCAGTAAAGCCCTGCAAGTGCCGAGCGGGGCAACCCGCAAGCAACGGATCATGCAGTGCGATTTCGAGTTTCGCGCGCCAACCAACTGGACGGGCGTGCTTCAGCGTAGCGATGCCAACTTTGGCTTTCTGGCGCGCATTCTCACGATCACCGGCAGTGGCGCAGGCGCGGGCACCATCGTCAACGGCGCATTGTGCGAGGCATTCAGCGATACCGATATTATCAGCATGGATATGTGGTATGACGCGGCATTAGCCCTCTATGCAGGCGAAACGGGCGATATCTATTTTCGGATCAAAAACTGGCGCGTCGCTGCATCCAGTGCCAACATGGTCAATACCGTCACCACGACCGCTGCAATCACCGCTGGCGCAAACCGTGTTGTCACGCTCGCCTCGATGGCGAATGTGTATGTTGGTCAACGGCTCGTGTTTGAGTCTACGACCTCCGCAACCGGCGCAGTCAACAGCGAAAGCGTGGTGGTCAAGAGCAAAACCGCGACCACCTTCATTGCTGACTTTGCCAAGAATCACGCAATCGGCAGCACCGTCAAAGGCATTGTGATTACCGATAAGGAAATCATTGAAGATGCACTGGCCAACCTGCGCACGCTGAATCCAAACTGTGGCTTGTCCGCTGCTAAAATGCTGATTGTGAATAGCGGCGAAGATCAAGAGGAACGCACATGGATCAATGAGAGCTATCGCAAGCTGCTCGATGATTTAGCCGTTGATACCGACTATGTGTATGGTGTGGATCGGGAGGGACGGTTATATTATCGGCCACGTGGCACGTATGCGCGAGCGTGGGCTTCGAGCCGCACCAAAATCACCATGAAGCGGCCACTTGATAAGCTCTATAACAGCATTCGGGCGGCCTATCAATCCGCCAAGGGCGTACTGGTGCAAACGGCCTATAGCACGAATGCCGTGTCAACGTTGCTGTATGGCATTACCCGCCGAAAAACCGTCAAGGTCGATACGACCAACGCGGCACTGGCAGGAGCGGCCCGCACCTATGCCCTGAACGATAGCAAGAATCGCAATGCGCAAATTGATGTGGTGCCGCAGCGCCTTACCGATATGTCAGGCGGCGTGTATCCGCTCGATGAAATTGAGCCAGGCGATACCATCACCATCACCGACTTGCCCGCTTCCTTCAGCGAGGCCAACCTGCGCAAGTTCATTGTGGCCGAGCAATCCATTGATGCCAGCGCAGGCACGGGCACGATTACCCCGCAGGAACCCATTCCCACGGTTGAGCACTATTTGGCCAACCTGACCGATATTGGCCCCGCCCAAGACACCCGCCGCATTCGCTAAGTCCAGCTGCTAAAGCAACATCGCCGATCCTTTACGGATCGGCGATCGCCACTATTGGGCAGTAGCCTATGGGGACGGATTAAGCACCGCATGGATAAGGTCGAGGAGCTTGGTTAGGTCAAAGGGTTTGGCCAGAAAGGCGTGATAGGGACCATCGATAAACGAAATCCGGGTTCCCCCACTCATCAGAATCATCGGTGGTGCGATAATACCAGGGAGGGTGGCAATCCGACGACATAGCGTCATGCCATCCATCCCGGGCATCATAATGTCAATAAAAATCAGGTCGGGTCGCTGGTTGTGATAGAGGTCTAAGGCGTGCTGGCCCGTTGCGGCGGTCTGTACCAGATAGCCCTCTTCCATCAACATATCTTCAAACAATTCCCGGATTGCGGGTTCATCATCAACAACAAGAATGAAGATAGGCATCGCTGATCGGTCCTTGGCGCATGCAATCAACAGCCCTGCTGCGCACGCCGAGCGCATACGGCGGAGCAGGCACACCCGTCGCTTAGTCCGAACAGAACGAAGCAACGCAACGATGGGGCATCGAACGCAGAGCAAGAACGACTCCATGAAGCAGCACGAAATCAGTACTGCGCGACATGATCCACACGATGGTTAGAAACCCCGCGAAGAGTTGACGGTTGACACGTGTTGTTGGTTAAACAGCGTGGGCATCGCCAGAAGGTGGTTGCTTGGCTATGGCCACATTCCCAACATGCATAGCAACTGCCCGCTTCATCGGTTGCTTGTTCAATCAGTTGTCCATGCTGGGTATTTCGCTCAACCGTCCACAGGATATGGTAGTGCGCATTCAAGACGGTGGCGGTTTGAATGCGTGGGTCGGCCACGACCATGCGATCGATCAACGCAATTAAGTAATCCGCCGATTCGCCGTACTCGGGAATATAGTAGGTAATCGTCTCGCGGCGGCGATACTGAACCCATGCATAGGGCTTGCCTTCTTTGGCCGCATTCATTGCCGTTCGAACCGCATTCATCTCGGGATCAGTAAAATCACTGCTATTCATAATATTAAATGAGCGCATACACATCTTCCTGTCGTCAATCGATGGATAATACGTCCTCGCTCAGCCCGCTTTTATCTTCTAATTTTCTCAAGTTAATCATCTTTGCTTCATTCTCATAAAACACACCACTAATCTTATTTGATATTTCCTGCTCATCCGCTTTCTTCCATGAATATAATACCTCCACTGTATATGTTCTTTCATCTTTATCAATAAGACTAGCACACCGACCGCAAAGCCAAATACCATTTGTTATAGTGCTACGTTCTGCTGGTGTCATGCTCGAATTGTACCGAGCAGACTTTGGTTTTCCACCCCGAATATGTGCTCCTTCACCTGTTATAACGGCGCGTACATCTTCTGCATGAGGCCCAACTGTATGTGCTTTACAACGTGGATTTGAACATATATAGCCAGCTCGTTCTGCAAGCTTCTTGACTGTGGGTTGGGTAAACTCATTCGGATCGCGTTTGGCCATAAATCCTCCTACAAGTTGGCTCATTTTAGACGAAGTAAGGGTGTGTGATTAGGGTTTGATAGTTACCAAAGCACCAGAAAATGGTAACTTGGTACGGCTATATCTCACCATCTGGAGAGCAAGTGATTATTACCCATATCTTTGATTTCTACCAAGAGCATGGGCTTAGTGATGGATATATGAAACGGCTTCGTGATGGCACACGTAAACAACATAAGGGATGGACTTACGATCCAACACTAGAGACACTATAAATAAATCTGTACAAACTGTATCCCATCTCATAAGATTAAAGCCTCTATATTATCATAGTAACAATGGAGGCACTCTACATGGCACCAACGATTTATGGGGAACGGTGGGAAATTATCAAGAGTTTAGGAGAAGGAGGCCAAGGATTAGTTTTTCGCGTAAAAGATTTGAAGGGAGGAGGCGATATCGAATATGTACTAAAACGGCTGAAAAATAATAACCGGATCGAACGATTTAGGCAAGAAGTTGAAGCAGTCCGTTTATTGCAGCATACTAATATCGTCTCGCTGGTAGACTTTGATCTAGAAGCACCTAAGGCTTATATGGTTTTTGAATACTGTACCGGTGGCGATCTAACACAAGCAAGATCTATATGGGAAGGTGACGCGGTTAAGGCACTAAAGGTTTTCTATGAAATTTGCGAGGGAATTGCCTATGCCCATAAGCATAACATTTTCCATCGTGACATCAAACCACAAAATATCTTCTTTCGAACCCCTAATGGGCCTCCAGTAATCGGTGATTTTGGTATTTGCTATATAGATGATAATGGCGCTCGTCTAACAATAACTGAAGAAGCTGTTGGGCCTCGCTCCTATATGGCACCAGAACTAGAAGATGGTCGTGCAAATACCATATCAGGTAAAAGTGATGTTTATTCTCTTGGAAAACTACTTTATTGGATGTTATCTAATAAAATATTTTCTCGTGAGAAACATAGAGAAGTACAATGGGATTTAAAAGGAATTAATAACGATAAATTATTAGGTTGGAATAACATCTACATGGAACATGTCAATAATTTATTGGATTTAATGATTCAAGATGAACCAGATAAAAGATATTCTATTAATAGTATTATTGTCCTATTGAAACAAACTATCCGACTTATTGAAAAGGAATTTACCCCAATTTCAAAGAATATAAAACATCCATGCACTTATTGTGGTTCTGGATATTATATAGTTAAAACGACAGATAAAAATTCTTCTTCAAATTTTGCTTTAAATTTTGGATTCAAGATAGTAGGTGATCCAGCATGGAAAATACTTGTATGCAATAATTGTGCACATATACAACTGTTTCGTCTAGATTTCTTACCGCCTGACAACGAATGGGAAAAATAAAGTAAATTAAAATATTACAAATATTGCCATATATTAATTATATATCTTCGTAATATTCATAAATATATCATTTTTTATAGAAGATTACGAAGATATATAATATAAGGATTAGAAATTATAAAAATAAAATTCATGGCTTCTGCTCAATCCATTCATCTATTTGTGGATTATATTCAATAGCAAGACCATTATCAAATACATAATATTCTTGGAGAGTATCATATGAATGACCTCTCCAGTTTAATATCCACTCAGCTCGTGCTAAAAGATTTCCATGCTTCCAAGATGATTTTACGCTTAGCGTTCGGATTCGTGCATCACTTCGATAAAGATGTACATAGATATATTCTGGTACTTGTTCATCTCCATATTCTCCTTCTAATCCATATTTTTTAACTTTATATGTCTTAAGGATTTCAATTGCATGGGCAATGATCTGCTGAATAAATTCTCTCCGAATCGGAAGCCACTTTCTAAGTACTATAGAAACAAAAAGACGATGAGAAAGATGATTACTGGCATTCTTTAAGTGACGTAAGGTATATTCTGATCTTTGATTTTCAACTCCAAAGTTCAAATCTGTATCAAAAAGAATATCATTATAAATAGCAGTAGTTAGATAAAGACAATTTCTTACTGAAAAATCATTTGTATCCTGCTCATCAGTCCACAATAATGATGGTTGTATTATCTCCAATAAACAATTTTCAACTAGCTCTTTATTTCTCATCGCTGTTCGCAATCTTTCCATCTTGAGAAAAAGGATTGAGTCTATTCCGGTGCCACAATCAAATGATATACCTACGCGATCATACGCAGTACCACTATATAAATGAATAAACCATCCAAGATGTACTCCTTCAAACATCATTGCATTACGGGAACGTGTCGTAATCTTTGTTGCAACAAGAAGTTGTTTTATTCCATCTCCTAAATCGTTTTCTGTAAAGTTCAATATCTCAAAATCTTTGTAAGATGCCATTGCTTCGATAACCATTCCTCGAAGGCCTAGCGGAAGATTCTCAATTCCATTTTCATCAATAAGATCCTCGTTTTCTGCTATAAATAGAATTATCGCTATAAGAAGAGAATGACATGTATTTACAAGATTATCAAATAAAACAGCGAACTCCCTAGAACGCATAACCTTTGTGTTTTCTTTTTCTATATAGTGAATCTCGTTCAGTCCAAAATCAATAGTCCCATGAGCAAGAGCATTTCTAACCACTTGGTTGTAACCTTCAGTAAAATTTAAATTATTATCATTAAGAAGCTTTACGCGCTCAGGTAATGAAGGTTTGGTATAATCTTTGTTTTTTTCTTGACCAAGAATATAAAGTGGTATTTTGATGAAGTGATTGAAGATATGTTCGCAGTATCGCTGATATTCAGGATGCCAGATAGATTCGAAGTCTAGGATATCTCTAGGTATTCCCAACTCAAGGTGTTCTTCCTTCTCCCAACTGACATTTGGCCTTAGAAGTGATTTAATAGCATGAGATAACTCTCTTTTTAGTTTTATGAGTCCATCAATAGTAGTTTGAGGATTCTCATTAAGATACGCTTTACAGTCTAAAATAATTTGCTTATTAAAGTATACAAGAGGGCGTACAGTAGCAAACTTATAAAGTGCGTCTGTCCACATGCTAAGACCAAGTTGATCGGTATATTCGTCAAAAACCTCAGCAATTTGTTGCGCTCTAAGTGCATGCTGGAGTCCAGCAATGGGATGATTTTGAGTCACATCAAGAAGAGTGCGCGAAACTTCTGAAGGAAGATGCACTGGTGAACTCTCGGAACTCTGCTGCAACTGCTGAGCTTTTTGGTGTTTACGTGCACGCTTGCTTTTTTTATGACTCATTATCTTTATCTCCGATAAGTCTTTAGCCAATGAAGTTTCTCAACTTACGACAACGGAATTATTGATCTCCACCAATTTAGGATTGTATGACGTACTATATACTCGAATGTATTGAGTAAAATTGGAGTATCTTTGGCTAACCAGACTGCGCCTTTAGTGCTCATTGCAAGTCCTAATGGAATTTCAGCATAGTTTCCATCATGTTTCCTAGGAGGCATACACATAGGCGCAGGAAAGGGAGTACCTCCATGCAATGCTTGAGATCGATACTTATACACAATCTTCATTGTTTTTTTCATTGCTGAATGCTCCCAAGACAGTTGAGTAAACAAACTTGGTCGCGGCTCGGGAGGTGCTGGCAAAAAATAGAGAATGAAATCTATAAACGTTTTAGTCGCGCCCATATAAGGAGCAATTTCTTCAGCAACTTTGATCACTAGTTCTTCACCCCCTGCTTCCATAAGAATATTGACTAATTCTGGTCTAGATAGTTTAAGTTTATCAACTGGTGTTACTAACTCATTTTTCCAAAAGCCCGCTACAGTTTCGATAGCTGATGTCAGCATGATCCATGACAGTTCTGATTCCGTTTCAGCAATCCATAATGCATCCTGATAGAGTCTGGCTGCCCGAATAAGCGTAATTGCTTGCTGGGATGTTAGCATTGGTATAGTTGTAAGTAATTTAGCATCTTCTAATGAATGCTCTCCTACTATATTAGGTATAACTGGTGAACGTTCACTTTCTTCAATTATTGGTACAACTGGGTCGTAGGAAGCCTTGTATGCTATAGGACGACCAATAAGATCATCAGATTCAAACTCTCGTGTTTCTCCACCAGCCTTTAGACGAATTCCCATACACAATGATACTAGAGCGGTAATCTCATCTTGAAAATAACCAGAGTGATAGGCATCAATATTTGTTTTATTCATATCAGGAAGAGGCTCATTAATATGAATATCTGTTCTTAATATAATACTCGGTCGTGTAGCTTTAGATCTACCAATAGCTATTGTATTTATCAACTTATAGGGACCAATTCCATCAGTTAATTGAGAGGTAATATGTGCATCAGTAAATAGCGGAAATTCAAATCCTCCAGTTTTAGGAAAATTAGAAAGCGCATATTTCCAATTTCGGTAGGATATTGGGCCTGTTATGAGTGGTAGGTTATTATCTGACAATTAATTCTCCTTTATAAAATATACTCACAAGCTTATGACAATATAAATATTGATGGAAATAACTTAGACAAAATTAACTTCATAGACTCAGTAGATAGAGAAAGTTTTGCATACCAAGATAGGTTATGCCCCATCAGTAACCCATATCGTTGTAGATATTAAGCGTGTTCGTTATTCCTCGGTAGTTTGGAGCGATTTCCAACGCGTATAGTGCTCTTGATCGTATGGATACTGAAACGTCGGATTAGCCTCAATTCCCCAAAGTAGATACCGAATGGTTTCCGCACGATCACGCGTTTTATACATAATTTGAGCATCGGGCCATGGCGCAGTTGCTGGCTCAGCGTATACATCAATCGTATACCACCCTTGCCACCCAGTAATACAAACTGGGGCGTGATCGGGGTATGCTTCGCGACGAAACGTTAAAGTCGTCATGCTTTTTCCAACAAGTAATGGCGTTGGATAGGGGATGGCCACGAGATCGGCAAGCAGATCAAGATACATGATATAGACGGCTCGATAGGGATCATCAGGTTCAGACGTGCTTACTAACAATGTTAATTCTTCAATAATCGTGCGGTTTTTGGTATTTCGATAGTGATGGAGTTCCATCGATGCTCCTCGCTCCTATTCAGACTATTGGCAATCAAAAGTATAGCAGCATGCTGTATTGGTGTATAGGATGTCTAGTAGATTCAGTTACTCCATTCCTTATGCGATGATATTCTCAAACCACGCCGCTCGCAAAAAGCGATGCGGTTGCTGGATTCGTTGGCCTTGCTTCGTGTACTGCGTTGTCCAGATCGGCGCAAGTACCCCCGATTCGCGCACATCGTCAATCGTGGCAATCAGCAGCTGACTCCCAGGCCAGCCGATTTCCCATGCATCAAGCACGGCCCGTTTGCGGCGTTCGGTTGGCACGGTAAAGGCAATCAGCGGCCAGCTATAGCGCCCTTCCCAATAGCGTGATCGATATAATTCACGATACGAGTTGGCTTTGCCCGTAATAATGCTCAATTCCTCGGTGCCCCGATCGATTTCAATCGCAGAGAGTTGATCAATCTGCCCTGGTTGTTGGCCAAGACCGAGCCACGGATACATCGACGAGCGCTCGCAATCAGGCAGCGTTGCATCAGCCCAGCGACGCACGACCACAATCCCATCGGCACGGGGCCGCGCCGTTGGCCCTAGGTCCATCTCGATATAACTGCTCATCCCCACAATGCCAGGCACATACGACAGCGATTGAATCAAGCTGGTGATGACCTCTGCATATTCAATCTGGTGCTCGGCTTGGTGCTGCGGATTGAACATCGTGGGAGCCAGTCGTTCACTGCCTTCCTCCAGCGTCGGAAATGCCTGTTTCACGATCTCCCACCCGAGGGGCGTGAGACTATACAAGCGGCCATGGCGTGTCCAGCTCAGCGCCCCACGCGGATCATAGCCATGCGATTGAAAGTGCTCACAATAGGTCAGCAGTTTGGCATCGACGAGCTTGGCCAAGGTGCGATTAACGGTCTGAATCGTCACCGTAAACGGATGGCCCCATGCCGTGCCGAGGTGGCGAGAGAGTAAGCGCCCAATGCGGGCAATCAAGAGTAAGACCTGTATCTCGATCGGATTGAGACCAATTGTTGTGGAATGCGCCATGGAATATCCTCCTCAGCATAAAAAGGTGGCTGTGCAGCCTATTAAAGAATGTCGGCACGACCAAACGGCCAGTTTAGGCCATTCTGATGGGCTATAGATTTCTTGTCGGTTTGTGAGTGGTAGTAATACAGAAAGAACACGATATGAATACGGTTTGAACGCGTCCAACCTCCCCGTACCAAATGACGGCACGCAAAAAGATGGCGCGCTCACAAAAAAAAGCCGCGCTTCCTTCACGAAGCGCGGCTAACATTTGATTGCTAGTTTATGGTGATTGGGCTTGATTCGTGGCTTCTGGCGAACGGCATTAGAAATCCCGAAGATTAACCTTCACCCCAAACGCCAACAGGCCAGCTTGTGACTTGAATGCAGGTGTTTCAATGAATGATGCAGCTGCTTCAGCCATTTGTTCGGTATCAATGAAGGGTTGAATAACTTCTTTGCCTTGGGCCTCAATTTGATCTTCTAAGAGCTTCACCCGCTGGTTGGCCATGTTTACCATTTGGCGCGCCAATTCTTGTACGACAATGGCATAAGCTAGTGGCTTTGTATCAATGTCAACCGCAGCCGCTGGGCTTGGTTGGCCAATGGTAAGCATTGGTGGCAAGTCGGGCTGTGCAGGTGGCGTTTCAACCAGTGGTTGGCTGGCTAGCTCTTCGCTGGCATCAATAGGGCTGGCTGAAATGCCAGTAAATTCAGCGCTTGGCACCGCTTGATCACCAATAAGCAACATTGGGGGAATCTCTAGCTTTGGTTCGGGTTTTGGCGCTGGTGCAGCTGCTGGATTGGGCTTTGGTAGCGCTTGCTCTTTATGCGTGCTTACAATTTGCTTTGCTACCGCATGGGTAATCTTTTGACCCTGCTCGGCTAGAGTGATCGCTTCAGTTCTGGCATCTTCTGGTGTCGATGGGGCTGCCAATAAATATAACGCGCTCGGGGCAAATTCCGAAATTTTCGGATTTTGGCCGAATCGCTCGGCAACATTCATATAATTGCGGGCAGTATCAGCTGACCATTGAAATTCTGCATCAAGCCATTGCCCAAACTTGCCATGGCCCAAGCGTTCTTTCACATCGATCAGCCGCTCACCAATTTCGATGACGGCCTGCGCAGCGCTGCGCATGCGATCCCGAATTTCAACCGCTTTTTGCTGCACAATTACACGGGTTTCACTGTCAAGGGCATTGTAATCGAAGAGGGTTAATTGTGTGCTTGTCATGGTTTCACCGATCCTTTAGTAGTAAAAAATTCAGGTTTTTTATTCAAGCTCTTGGCAAGATTCGATGGGGTGATTGAAGTGCTTCGCATTGTCAAAGAGGTTAAGTCAACAATTGTTTCATAGGTTGTTATTCGACCGGTAAAGATCAATTGGTTGAGGTACTGCCCAATAATGGTAGCCATCTGTTGGTTAATCAAAAGCGACTGTCGATTATTGGCCATTGCATCTGCACAATCAGTCTGTTGTGGCTCAGCTGGTACTTTGATTAATTCAGGTGCCACTAAGGCCGGTGATGGCAGCGCATCGCATAAACTGCCAAGCGAACAACACCCTTCTACTGATCGGATGCTCTGCTTGCTTCCAATCAACACTTGCCCGCCGTGCTCGTGATTGCCCCCATCAATCCACAAATCAAATTTTGCTTCTAAGCTCTCATGGATTGCTTGCCGCGCTAACGCATTATCAACCGCACCAATAACAATCGTAAAAGGTCGTTGATCCCGCCATGTGCCACGGTGAAGTTGGTTGCCCATCGATCTATTGAGCATGGCCGGAACTGCATGAATTTTCAACCCAAAGGATTGATTGAACCTCGTGGCTAGCGCTAAGGCTTTGTTTCTTCCAATCTCAGCTGGAGCGAAGAGTTGACGGCCAATATTTTTTGGCTCAATCACATCACCATCAACAATTGATGTAAGAATGTTGATACTACTGTGTTGGCAATGTACCATCAATCGCGCTACGGTTTGAAGCACAAACGATCCCGTTCCCCCAGCCCCAACGATAACGATATGAAAACGGGAATGATTCCCTATCACAAAGGGAGAAACAGGCTCAAAAGTCAACGTCTGCATACGCTTTTTCCTCTCGCTGCGCAATATCGATAAATGGGCCGTTCCCATCAAAAATTGTTGTAATTGGGACAACTTGATGATGCCCATAGACGTTCAGCCGGCAGATGATTTCGGGGTTTTTGAAAATATTCCCGATAACACAAGATACTGATAAGCCTGTATCATCGGCGTTATCAGTTGGCGAAAAATAAGCAGGCATTCCATGGTGGCTATGAATATCGACAAGAACAGGATCGCTGGGCATTTCATACGCAATATGATGAATCGTGCTGGTTTGGCGGGCTGGGATCAAGCGAATGGTCGTATGCTGGGTGGTGATAAAGTATTGCTTCTCTATAGGCCGAGCAATCCCATGTTCGATGCGTGCAGCCTGTTGCGCATCATTCAACAGCAGCGATAGCCATGAGCTTGGCAAGCGCTGATGACAGCCCTTCCAAGACACTGATGGCAGGATACCGACAAGGCCGGGGATGGGTATCGATTGTAATGATGTTTGAATAATGATTTGCTGGTTGGCATTGCAACCACATTTAAAGACACCGTTTAAAGCAATCAGCCAGGTAATACCTGGCTGATTGGGGATTGGGTTCTGCCCAGTTGCAATATGATAGTTATTGAGGTTAGGAAGCATTCCATGCTCCTTTGATGACATCACCAACGGTTCGTGATGAAAGCCGTAAATCATCAAGAGGATAGGAATCCAAGCCATTGATCTGATAATAGAGATTGGTAATATTGCCTGCTGCTCTATTACTTTTACTGCCTGCTAAATGAGTATTGAACCGAGATCCTGTGAGAAAAAGGTCAAGCATTGGCATTATCGTCGATTGGCTGGCTATTGCCCGTTCATCACTATCACCCCAGCAAATTCCCCCATCGGTTGTATAGACATTTGGGAACGGGGCATAAGCTAATAGGGTCTCTTCTGATGGATATTCAAGCGTATTCAATGCCCAGATCGTATAGTCTCGCTTCCAACCGCTCCATATAAGCGGTGGGGTTGGTATGTGAAACGTCCCCCCAGATGCCCAATCATCAAATGATAGCTTGATAACCCGTGGTGGCACATAGATACAGTAATACGGTGATCCTTGAGCGATTCCATAGGCGAGGGTATTGGGTGGCAACAGGCCTGTTGATGAAGGAACATTACTCAATACCTGCGCTACATCAGCTGCATCAATGGGATATGATGACCAGCCTACTTTTGTTCGCTGCGTCAGAATGATGCAGTTTTCAAAAAAGTCGAGTTGCAGCTTTGGCGGGGTATCAAAAATCACTTCACGCGGGTAGGGTCGCGGCTTCTGTTTCATAGAATAACTCCATTAATGTAGTTGGCTCAGTAGAAGGATGATTCGCTAATACCACCGCTGCCGCGCCATAGATATGCACAAAAATATCGATGGTGGCTGATTCATTCCCATTTAAAAACTCGCTGAATGCCTCAAATTGATCAGCTAAATCACACCCAAACTTTTGCCGTTCAATAATCAATCCAACGGCTTCAGGATTAAGCCAATCAATATACATTGTGAAGCCCCCATCTTCATCAACTTCAGCCATGGCATAATCGGCAAATTCATTGCCGGTTATCCGTAAGGCAAATGGGATCAGCAATCCTAAATTGAATCCATGAATAGGGCTTTGGCTCAGGATGAAAAGAAACTCTTGCATATACCGCGCAAGCCGTGAAGGAAGCACTGGTATTTGCTTTAAGCCAGCAATGACATCAAACCCATCCTGCAACGCCAGTTCAAAATCACCTTCATGGGTTGCCAATGCAGTTTTCATGAATGGATATCGTAATATCCATGTTGCCAGATGATAATCGGTAGCAATTTCATAAAAACTAATCGGGAGACCATAAACGGCCAGCGGTGTTTCGCTAAACCATTTCTTCGCAACCGAAAAGCGCAACTCAAGGCTATAGCTATCGTAGAGTTCATCTTCATCGGTCATATCAGGCTGCATTAATGATCGCCAATCAAGGAACTCATAAAATTCCATGCTTGTGTGAATCAACGTCTCAATTTGGTAGGCCATGCGCACAAAGTACCGTTTCCCTGCTGATAACTTCAGTTGCTCATGCTTTATTTCTTCAAAGTACTTTTTGTCATATAAAGCAGTTATGTATATCCCATTAAGTACATGTGACCACATATCAAGCAACGTTGTATCAAAGAATGCGCATGGCTCAAGCTCGCTGACCTTTACCAGCCGAGGGGAAGGGTTAATGCGAGATCGTCGTCGCTTACGGGTAATGCAGGGAGGTCGATAAGCTTCATACATAGCGCTAATCCTTCCAGATTATCTTTCTTTTCAATAACGCGATTGAAATGGGTATCAAACCCTTGATCAAACACTTCACCAACGGTAAGCATGCCATTGATAAGTTTGGCAAAGTTGGGGGGTAGCTCGGTCGTAAAATGATGCCAAGCTGGGGGCATGTCAGCTAATAGTGTGGCAAGGTCACTGGCTTTTGTCCCAACTTTTTTGACGAATTCAATAGTTTCATAATCTTCGCCATCGATGGTTCGCTTGCCCTTCGTTATTGAAGCACTGGCAACCGACGGATAGGTTGATGAGAGGTAGGCGCGAATTGCTTCAAGCTCCATTGCAATCGGTACCCGAAAATCGTTCCCTTCAACAATGATGATCTTTGTATCTACTGCCATGATTTGCTTCCTTTACTTATGCTTTATGATCAATGTGTGGCTCGTCCATCAATTCCGGCGAAATAAACCCTAGTGCCTCTTGCTGCTCAGGCGTTAGCCACTTGGCTATCAACCGAGGGCTTATATTGCGATTGATTAAAATATTGCGGGCCGCCGCTAGTTGGCCAGCCCGCAAATATTCCTGCACCTGAAGTTGTGTGCCTGCAAGGTTAATCAAGGTCATTCCTTAATCCCCACTTGCTTGTACATATGGGCAATAATACGTTCAGGGTACACAAAGCACTTCTTTTCCTGATCGTATTCAGCCCATACTTTGGGCATGCTGTACAAATAGCGGCCTAGCCCGAATGCCGAGCAGGCGCGTTTGAACGCTTGAGCTACGGCAACCGTCGCTTTATTGGGGTCAGTTTGCTCGGCTTCGCCAACATCTTCACGGGCAATGCCCATAATGTTCAGCTGGCAAATAACCGCGCCTGGGCCTAATGGTCGATAGCTAACGGCCCATTCACCACCAACCACCGCATCAAGCCTATCCTGATAGGCTCGGACTTCGGCATAAGCAATCGCTAAAGCACGAGTCTTATCCTTGGTCACAACAGTGGGCTTGATCTCGATAATATTCATGGGGAATGGGGCCTCAAGCTTGGGTTTGATAGTGGTGAATGAATGTGCCATAATGGTGTGAATCCTTTATGTTCAGCAACCGCACTACCTGCAAACTACTTAGGCGGTTGTCGTGGTCTTTCGGGGCCGGACGTGTTTAGCCACATTACGAAGGGCTTCTTCGTTCTCGGCTAGGGCTATCCAGCTTTGGACCTCAGGATCGCATTGGGCTGCCTGCAATGCAGCCCGATGCTCTTCAGCCTCTTGCTTACTAATCCGCTCGCGATATGCTTTAATGGCATCAATTAAGCTGGTAAATTCGCCGTCGGGGGTGAATAGCTTTGGCATGATTCCTCCACACGGTAATGTGGAATGCAATGCAATCCAACCACCGGAATATCATCAAATACCGAGCGAACGGCACTTGATAGTTGGCGTTGAATGATTAAGGCTTCCTCTTGGTCAAGGCGGCCAATTGCCAGCAAAACTTCTGTCTCACCATAATTCATGATTATTTTGTAACCGCTCATTCATAGGCCTCAGGGATAAATGTGAAGGTAGCCCAAGCATGATCAATTGGCGCTTGACTATCAAGGAAAGCCGTTTCAAACTTACCCTTCGTCCCCCCATGGGCATAAAAAGCTTTCTTCGCATCCATATAGGTATTGATGGCTTTGACCATCGCCTCATGCTTGGTTAGGTGATGAATTACCGCATCGCTGTAGGCAACAGCAGTGCGTACCGCCTCCGCATGGGTACTGCTATCAAAACCCGCACAATGAAGTAGGGGATAATGGCCGCCAATTCCAATATTGGCATTGACCAGTAGACCAAACCTTGGCACCCAAACCCCGTTGGTTTCAACTTCAATTTCCTCAAATTCGCCATAGGCCCCTGCTTCATCAAACACAATAATTGCCTTGGTGGTTACTTCTACTTCCATCGGTGATCTCCATAAAGCTGATGGCTGCCCAGCTGGGGCAGCCATCGCACTAGCGAATCTGATTCATCCCTTGGTCAATATCACCTTGGGTTATGGGTGGATAGTGTGGCTTTGGCTCAGGCCGCTTGGGTGATTCCGTTTGGGATGTTCGCAGCAGCGCCTTTGCCATATTGATACACATCACAATCACCACGGCCAACACTACCAGCCAAACTAGGTAGGCAACAAAAAGTAGGTATTCGGGGCCAATCAGCAAACACCACACGGCAAACCAAAAAACCACTGCACTAGAACCAGAGATTAATTGTTGCTTGGGGTGCTTGCTGAGCAGTGCTATTGCTATAGCGCTGGCAACTATGCCGAGCATCGGTATAAGGCTCCCAATCATTGATTTGGCTCCATAGGGTAGTTACGCTCGATGGATTCAAGTGCTGAAACCGCAACAGCAGCAACTTGAATCAGTTCTTTGCGAATATTTGCCATTGGTGCATTACGCCAATGGTATTCGTTGATTGCCTGGGCAACTTCCCCTACTTCTTCCATCAAAATCGATAGCCATTCAAGGGTGTGGTGATTTTGCTCACCCCATTTGTTATCTTGGGCTTGTCGTTCGGCTGCAATAGCGGCCAAAATATCTGCTTGGCTCATTAATCAAACCTCTATGCTGATTGAATCGATTGTGGGCAGGCCTACGTGATTTCCTGCCCGTTGATCGTGGTGCAACACTGGCAACGGCGCGGCAGTTTGCCGAGGTGGGGTTATCGCCCATAGCCTTGTGCCATTGGAATGCTGCGATCCTGCGCTGGTTGCGCACGATGTTCCACGACTGCGTATTCACTTGTTAAAGGGCTTCCTGCTTGCGAACATTGCCGCCGTTCCCAACAACAGCGGGTGAGCATCGATACATAACGAGTTGCGCCACGCTGGCGCTGGTGAGCAGGTTGTGGTCTGCTCAGGCCATGGCGGATTGGTTAGAGTTGTATCCGCCAGTTGTCGACGCGCTGGCTCGATTGAATTGGGCTGCCAGTGGTTATTTCAACGTGAGCGATGGCATCAATTTCGTTATAAAAGTTTTGAATGAACTGGCCTTGGAAAAACAGGCTGCCCCAATCGCTATCCCCAAAGAACAAGTGCCATTGATTACTATCGCAATCAACAATTTCAAACTCCATCGATCCTCCTATTGTGCTTGTTGACGTTCGGTTGCCGCTTACGCATGCGGCGCTGCACGCAGACATGCAGCCGATGTGGTGAGCAGGTAGGACTGCTCAGGCCTAGGCAGCTTGTTGATAGGCAGGGGCCGTTGAAGCTTGAAGCAGCAGCTTGTAGGCGGCTCGATGCCAACACAGCGTGCCTTTGGCAAACGCGGTACATTGGCAGCTATCATCGGCAATGTGGTAGATAATCGAAGGATTAGAGCGGCTACGAATAGTGAGGCTTGAGCCATCCCACGACCAGCCAGGCACGGCCAATTCGCAGAAGGCTTTGTTGATCGCGTTAAGTTGGACTTTGTTGCCAGCATAGAGTTGGCGTAGTTGGCCAACCAATTGCCCAATCACGAAATAGCTTGGGGCTTGGGTAATCGCCGGAGCTGAAGATGCAGCCGGCTCGCGCGTTAATTCATCAGCCAGATCTTCATGAAATTTGTGCGCTGGCTGCTCAGGGAAAGTCCGCGACAAAATCTCATACCGCAGATCGTTCAATTTGTTGATAGCAGCTGATTTGCTTGGAAAGTATCCGACCAATACGCCGCCGTTATGGGCCACATATTCATGGCCTACACTGCAATGGGTAACACCGGTTGCGCCCGCAACAGGGCTACAGCATTGGCAATAGCACACGGGTTGCTGTGGTTTGCTGGTTGGTTTTTTCTTAGCTGGTTTGATTGGTGCAGCTGGTGCAGCCGGGGTGGGATTAAGCTCTTGGACCACTTCGTCGGCGTAGCTAATCGCGTCTTGGATTAGCTCAGCAACAAAAACTTCGTAATAGCGGCTGCCAATGTGTTGAATGGTCATTTTGGGGGTTGAGAGAAATGCGCTCCAGCCATGGTTGTTGTGCTCAAGCCACAATGTAATGCCAGCAGCAGCATGGCTTAGGGTGGTCAATTCTCGACGTGTGGTTTCTTGAGGTTGCATATATTTCACTCCTGAAATTCATATCTGAAATATAAATCATATTTGAAATGATGTCAATAATGAATTACAGATATGAAACGCAAATTCCGAAATTTTCGGAATTTGCTGGAGTAGTATCCAAGGCAACAATAGGATTTAGACCATAAAAAAGCACCATGGGACGACTGGCTCCATGGTGCAAGGGATTAATCTAGGAAGGCCTATTGTTCAGCCATTTGTACATCATCAATATTCCATCGGCTATTCCCTTCATAGGTTACTTTACAAACCCATACAAATTCCACTTCAAGATTAAACGAGTTCCTTGCCTTGACTGTCGATTGGACATACCAAGTTAGATCGCCTTCCTGCACGGTTTGATAATCGAACCATGGAAAATCAGCGGTTGAGGGATGGGTAAGGCGTTGCTTGACTGCCTGCTTACAAACATCAATAGCGCCAGCCTCAGTTGCAATATCAGGAACCGCCGTAGCGGTTGGACGCGGTGTCACCGTTGGTAATTCTGCCGTCTCACCAATCGCTCCAAACTTCACAGCATCGATTCCCTCAAGCGTAAACCATAGCTCATTAATGTCTTGGGGAATATCAAAAGCAATCGCCCACTCTTCGCGTTCACCACGCTTAATCGTCTTCCCACCTAAATCGCCGATCGAGGTAACATTAAGGCGTTTGGCCGCTTGGTTGGAAGCATTCCGGTCTAATTCAATTGTTTTGGTATTTGTTCGTACCTTCAATTCTTGCTTCCCAATAAGGTGGTCATCGCCCTTGTTGGTTATCGTCCCATGCACAACCAGCCACTTACCAGTTGCCGCTTCGCTAAAATCATTCGCAATGCTGATATCGAGGATGGTAATTTCCCATTGGCCAATCGGATTACTTTGGCCAATCTCTGCTACGAATGGAGTTGCCGTTGGCGGAAGCGGAGTATTGGTTGGCACTGGAGTATTGGTTGGCCGAGCCTCTTCAGTCTGAGTCGCCGCAATTGCAATAGCTTCCTTCGTAGCATTGGCATTATCCTGCTCGACGGTCGCCGCAATCGCAACCGCCTCACTGGTTGCATTCGTATTGCTTTGCTGGGCGGTTGCGGTGACATTCGCAACTACAATGGCGGTAGCCGTTTGCTCAACCTGTAACTTTGAGCCTTGCCGATATGCCAAGCCCAAGCACGAACAAACAAATACGACACTTGCAATCGCAATCCACTTAATATTTTTGCGCCAGCCCGGCCTGTTTGGTGGTACTTGTTGCATAGAGGAATGCATCGGTGGTTGTGGGTATGACATAGCGTCTCCTAAACAAAGCGTTTCCTTCGATCAGGTTAGGTGCAATTCAGACCCATTTTTTGCATCGTGATGGAGTAGATTACGTCTTTAGGAGAATCTCTTATGAACAGGTAACTACAATCAATAAAGGGGTTATTTGAGGAGAATGCAGGAGGATAGCCAACCCCAACTCGAAGAATAGCCAAGCAGCGCCACTAAGCCCATAGCTATGAGCAAACCATGAGATCGATATTCTCTTTGTAGCTAAATGAAGCAGGTCTAGGATGCTGCAAGTTATTGTGGTAGTCAAGGGGATATTCAATTAATAAAAAAGCACCGTAAGCTGGTTAGCTCCACGGTGCTTTTTACCCCTTAACTATCCCTATGGAATAGATGGAGGATTCCATAGAATCACTAAATTAATAATTTCATGTAGTTTGGCAATATAACCAACAGCGCTTTGATGATTGAACCTTGCTAGTTGTTTCATATCTTTTAATACTGAACCTGGATGTATAGAGTTTCTAACCGTTTGAAGTATATCGACACCTAGTTTATTAGTACCTTGTACACATAGCTCTATTATTTCCTTACAGTCCTGAAATGAAAAGGTAGTCCCTATATATTGGGCTAGCACTGTACGATCAGCAAATTTAGGATTTCTAGGACCTAAATCACTTAATGGTTTTGGTACTTGCGGTAAAGCAATCAAGTATTCTAGTACATCCGTCCTCTGGATTGTTCCAAGCATAACACCTTCTAGAATAGCTCCCAACATTACAATACAAGCTTTAAATGATGTTCCTTTATAAGCATAGGCTGCTTGTTGAATATCATATAAAATAATATTTTTCATTTGATTGGGAATATTACTATTCTTAACAAGATTCTTCATCTCTCTAAATGCAGTAGTAATTTCTTGTTTAGGTGGAGGGCTAGGTTCAGGAATATCATCATCAAAAAAGGAATTATCTTCCACCTCGCCATCATTCGTCTCGCTACTAGCATTTTCGGTAGCGGTTGATGAATCACTACTAGCATTTTCGGTAGCGGTTGATGAATCACTACTAGCATTTGTATTCTCTTTTTCAGAAGAATTGGAATCCTTTGACAATGAACTATCATTAACTTCCTCTTTTTTTGGATTAGATGGGTATTCCTTTCGCAGTTTAGTCCACGTTGATGCAATAACTCGCATAATATCTATCTTGACATACTCTAGTAGCTTGAGATATCGAGGATCAGTTTGCTTTATTCTTTGTCTATTACTGGTAATAATGTCATCTTCATCATCGCTATCCATAAAATCTGCTTCAATTTCACCTATGATATACTGCCGATATAAACCCGCATCAGTTATATCTATTAAAATATCTTCTTGAATCATTTTACCATGAGCAAAAATAGATATGGTATGGTTGCTCGTTGGAATATCACTTGGACGATATACAGTACCAATCCAACCCTTAACAGTCATACCTGACATTCCATCTACTAGATTCGTAATTTCAAATGATTTCTTTAGTTTAGTAAAAAAATTAGCATATTTACTACTTTCTTCACCAAGATACCAAAGAAATTGTACTTTATTTAAATAATCACGATCATTATCATTAATTGGTGTATTATTAATAATTACAGAAAAATTACAATTATTATTGATAATTGTAAATCTCCGAGCAAGATCAGTTCTTAGAGTTTTCTCCGCATTTCCAATAGAAGATTTTATTTCTCGTAATATAATCTTTGTTCCTGATTCAATAGATAAAGCTTCTTGAGGAACCGACGATGGCCTATACAACGTTACATCGCTACTTATCCCTCTTTCTATATCGCCTTTATGAATTATAAATCCATGGGGTACTCCATCCTTACAAGAATAAACCTCAGCAATATTGGCTATACCAAATATTGCCAGTATACCGATCCCTTTCCTGCCCATAACATGCCGTCCACTTATAGTGTTAGCTGAATCTTCTCTCTTTTGATGCCCAATTCGTAAGAATTTAGTATTAGCATCCTCAATTGACATTCCTATACCATTATCTTGGATGACTATTTCATCTTGTCGTATATTAATAGATACCTCAGTTGCATCAGCATCCCAAGCATTAGCAACTAATTCAGATAAAACCGCAGGAATATTACTATAAAGACCTTCGCTTAAATGATTCAGTGTATTAAGACTAAATGATAATTCGTACCCGCTGTCGCTCATGTAAACCCTCCAAAAAACGCTTAATACTTTTTGCGATAACACGACCCAGTGCAACTGGAACCGCATTCCCTATTTGACGACTAACTGTCTTAAATTTCAGTTGGCCTTCAGGTGCAAATTGATAACTTCGAGGGAATGTCTGAAGTAAAGCAGCCTCACGGAGCGAAATAGCGCGATCCTGCTCTGGATGACCAAAGCGACCATTACCATATCCATTACATTGGGTAGTGATGGTAGGTGCTACTTTATCCCATTCCATTCGACCATAGACACTCCCATAACTCTCACCACTTTCCTTTTTATGACATTCTGCAATCAATTCTTCAGGCCAATCTGCCCAAGTACCGCCAGGTACAGAATGCTGAATACGGCGAAGGTTTATATCTTCTAGTCTGCTGGCTGCATGCATGCTATCACCCTCCCAGTGTCCGCCAGCAGTAATTGGTGGCAGAGAACCAATTACATCACGTACAGTTCGATAGTTCTCAGGAGTATGGGTTGGGGGGATAATCTTAATAACGCCCTGTTTAGCAGCAAACAAGACTAGTCGGTCACGTTGCTGCGGAATTCCATAATCAGGACAATGCACCACGCTATGCGAAACGTGATACCCTAATTGTTCAAGTGATTGAATAAAATTGTTAAAAACTTCCCCTCTATTGAATGTTCGAACCTCAGGAACATTTTCCATTGATATAATATCAGGCTCGATCTCTCGAATAAGGCGCGAAAATTCTGTGAGTAATTGCCACTTTGTTCCAGTACGACTCTTCTTCGTATATTGAGAAAAATCTTGGCAGGGGGCACACCCTACTAAGATTTTATGTTGATTATTGGGATAGAGGGCATTTAACTCTCTGCCATCAACTTCACTAATAGACTTTTCAATAAAACGAGTTCTATTATTTTGCTCATAGGCATACTTACAAGAAGGATCGTTATCAATCCCTGCCAGTACGCCAAAACCTTCAAGAATAAGCCCGTGGGTTAGCCCACCAACTCCACAGAATAGATCAATGACTGCGCCAACCATGCTAACCTCCACAAAGCATCAAGGGTGAATGGTACTATCGAGTACAGAGCATATCACAGAATGTGCTTCTCATCGAGGGGGATTTTAGCTACCTCCTTCATGGTACTCCCATAAACGTATAGATTTCATTAACTGCATTACTATGCTAGGTACAGTTTCTAGCACCATAAAGGCACTACCTAGGCTTGTTGTAATCTAATTTTCATGTTCAGGGATGACAAAAAATGGTATACTCGCTCAGACTTTTGCTTATGTACGGGGATAAGAGATGAAAAAGATAAACAATGGAACTTGGGCGTGCCTCATAATATTTATGTCATCCACCCTTTTTGAAATGTTAGATCAGCGAGTTTTTTTTACTGGAATAGCCTGTCTCCTTTTATTAATCCTGCTAGTTGAAGAAAAAGATTCTTTGGTAAAGCAAATCTTAGCTTATCTACGCGAACGTCTTAGCGATTCCGATCAAGCAAACTTTGTCCATAGCCTAACAACCGATCAAGGGAAGAAGGATCAAGCGCCTCCAGCTGCTGAATAAGTTTCAGCGCCTCAGAAACTTTATTATCCTTTTTTACATCTGCAATAAATTCATCTATTGCAGATGTTGTTTCTCGATTAATCCAAGAAATGGCTAGATTGCGTCCATCTTCTTCAGTAGCACTAGCATCAAGTAATAACTGGGCAATATGCTCGGCATTCCCCTTAACTGCTCTAACAACTGATAACAACAATGATCCTCTTGTATCAATCTCTCCTTTTTCTATTCTCATTATTTGAACATTGTTGGTTCCAGCCTCATGGGCAACGTCATCACGCGATAAGCCAATGGCTTCTCGTAGTGTCCAAAGATATGCGCCTGTTGCAATCATACTCATAGTCCCTAGTATATCGTGCCTAATTCAAAAATGAAATAATCATATTTGAATTTCAAATTTGACAAATCCAAGTTATTTCTATAATATTTCATATATGAATATCGTATATGAAATGGGGTTAGGATGAAAATTCCACCTAAACCACACCTCGAAAAATTCCGAGAATGCCTAAAAGAAATACCATTACAAAATTTATCCCAAGCCACTAGGTGGCGTTATGCAAACGGTGATTTACCAAAGGGCATCTTATGGCTACTAAATCATCCCCAGCTACTCCGTGCCTTGGCCGACGATGCTGAACGCAACCAAATCTCAGAACCCACTATACCATCCTACTAGCCTTGATGGTATTTGTGACAACGTGTTTCAATCCCTGTTTAAGGATTTGAGGGTGCGATGCTTCACACAATTTTAACTGCCATCATAGCAGGCCTTGCCTGTGCAGTGTTGATGATTGCCATTCATGCATTGCTTTGGCATCGCCACTGGCGGCTGTCACGGCCACAAGCCTATATCGTTGGCACAGCCTGCATTGGGGTTGCGCTCACCATCTGGGCGCTCTTACTCAACCAACCAGCAACGATTATCGGTTTTTGGGCAATTGCTGGCTTAGCTGGCTCGGCTGATTTAGTAGCTTGGTGGATTCGGTCGCGCTTACAACGAATCGAAACTGAGGCCGAGGCTGCGGGTTTTGTCCGTGGCCAAATTGTTGGGTTGGATGACGATGGGCAAAACTAAGCAAGACGAACTGATAGGCCTAGTCGAAGATGCAACCGCACTAAACAACGAAATAGGCGATGCGCATAAGCAAATAGCCCTGCGCAATAGCGGCATGAGCCGTGAAGCGCTCGATGAACTTAAGCACGCCGAGCAGAGCCGGCGCAAGCAACAAGGCGTGTTGCACATTATTCGCCAAATGGTGGCGAAGCGGGCAACCGATTCTTCTGATCATGGAAAGTAGGCGTTGTATGGCACCACAATCTGATCGTATTCAGGTGCGCTGGCGCAACGGGTGGACTGCGATCCCCCATACCATCCTGCGTGATTCGCGATTATCGCGCAGTGCGAGGTTACTCTGGGGCATTCTTGCATCGTATGCAGGAAACGAAGAAGCTGCATGGCCCCAACAAAAAGACCTGGCCCAGGCATGTGCTGAAGGAGACACAATACCTCATATTCGCACAATTCAGCGCTGGCTTAAGGAGCTTGAAACCCATGGCTGGTTGGCCTCAATTCAAACCCGCCATGGCAATATTTATGAACTCTTTGAATCCCAGCAACGCGACACCCGTGTCGAAGAGGCGACACCAGTGTCGTGTCAGACACGACATCAGGATCGCGTCAGAGGCGACACCAGTGTCGTGTCAGAGGCGACACCAGTGTCGCATGGTTTAATTAACAAGAATCAATTAATAAGAAATAATAATACTACTCCTGCTACGCAGCAAAAAAATAACTACCACACAGAAACCTATCGGATACTTCGGGATCGGCAAGTTTGGACTGCCAAGAAACATGCCCATGAACCGCTTGAAATAATTCAAGCCTATCTTGACCATGTTGGGCCAAACTACCCCGCCGCCCAAATTGCCATTGACCTCAAGGCAGGCGTTCACCATCGCCTGGCTAATCCTGAGCCAGCAGCTGCACCACCAACTGAACCAACCAACGATGATCGGCGGCCTGCATGGATTGGGGCCGAGCAATGGCAAGGCCTGACCTCAAATCAACGTGATGCCTTGCAATATGCCCAACTGATTGATGGCCGAATTCAGGCCCAATACGACGATTGGACTGACATGATCTACAAGCGCTGGGGGCCATTGGCCAACCGCCTTGTTGAGGCTGCGGGGAGGACGCAATGACCAACATTTGGGAACGTGAAGAAACGATCACCTGTGAGCGCTGCCAAGATAGTGGCGTGCTCGGCTATCGCTATAGCGATGATAAAACCCGCAAGGCGATTGAGTATATTCTTTGCGACTGTCGCAAACCAACGGCATCAAGCCATCATGGTGATTTGACTTTGGTTGGTAATAAAACCTTTGAAACCTTTGTGAGTTTGCCACAGGTAGCCTCGCTGGCGCAGGCATGCTTGGATTATGCCAGTGACCCCAAAGGCTGGCTATTACTTTCGGGTCCATATGGCTGTGGCAAAAGTCATTTGGCCGCTGCGATTGCCCATGCCGTCGTTGCCAGCGGCAAAAGCGCCATGTTTTTCGTAGTGCCTGATTTGTTCGATGCCTTACGCGAAACCTTCGATGGCCAACAAGGCGAATCGTTTCAACAACGATTTGATCGAATTCGCAATGTTCCGCTGCTCGTGCTCGACGATGCGGGCACAGAACACTTGACCAGCTGGGCCAAGGAAAAACACTTTCAGTTGGTGAATCATCGCTACAACCGTGAATTACCAACCGTGTTTACCACCAACGAAGATATGAAGCGCTTTGATGGGCGCATTGCCAGCCGATTGGCCGATGTTGCACTGGTTGAGCACTTGGACTTCACGGGCATAGCCGATTATCGCCGGCTAAACTTAGCCAAGCGACGAGGTAAGGCCGCATGAATCGCATGAATAAACACCTCGTTCGTAAAGTATGGGCAGCTGTTACCAAAAGCCCACAAGCTTCAATTCAAGAGTTGGCTACGGCTGTTGGCATTCCATACGGCCCATGCCGCCGTTCCCTGATTGATCTCAAACGCCGTGGCTATATTGATTTTCCTGATAACACTGTCCGCGCCCGAACAATTCTTATTCCATTATGGGAAGGTCGCAATGCAAGCACTATCAACACCCATTGAACGAGGCCAAGCCGATGGGCAACGTGAAACCGTTGTCCAAGCCTTTGCAGCCTTGTTGGTTGCATTGATGCTTGACAAAGACCAAGAAGCGGATCAATCATCTACACAACCGCCTCAATCGAAAGCAGCGTAGAAGGGATTATTCATGCGAGCCGTTATCTATACGCGGGTTTCAACCCGTGAACAAGCTGAAAACAGCAGCCTTGCAAGCCAAGAGCGTGATTGTCAGGCCCATGCCCAACGCCATGGTTGGCACGTTGTGCAGGTCTATCAAGATGCTGGCAAGAGTGGCCGCAATGCTGATCGTCCCGCGTTTATGCAGCTTCGTGCAGATGCCGCTCAGAAACCACGATGCTTTGATGTTGTCTTAGTTTGGAAGCTCGACCGCTGCGCTCGTAATACCTCGCTCCAGCTGCGGGTGGTTGATGAATTCCACGCGCTGGGGATTCAACTCATTTCAATTACCGAGCCGATTGAAATGGATACCGCCGCTGGCCGTTTCAATCTCACCATGTTGGGGGCTGGGGCCGAACTGTATAGCCGGCTAACAGGGGAACGGGTAGCACGCGCCCGCCGTGCAGCTGCGGAATCAGGCAAGCTACCTGGCCCAGTGCCAACTGGCTACCAACGCAATGCGCAAGGCGTGCTTGTTCCTTCAGCAGATGCCGAACATCAACGCATGCTGTTTACGCTCTATGCTACAGGTTTGTATAGCTTCACCACTATCGCCGATACCATGAATCAACGGGGGGCGCGCGTTTGGAATACCCAGCAAGGGCGCTATGTTCCCTACACCAAAGATAACGTTGCATCGATGCTGCGCAACCAAGCCTATATTGGCAAAGTGAGCTATAAAGGCCAAATCTATGCTGGCCAACACGAAGCGCTGATTGATCAGAAAACATGGGACGCAGTACAAGCCTTGCTTGATCGGCGCGGCCAAAAGCGCGGTTGGACACCCGTGAGCCAAGGCCGTGGGCTACTCAGTGAAATTTTATATTGTGAGCACTGTGGCAGCCGCATGTGGCAACACTACAAGCGCACAACCAACGTTGTCTATTATGAGTGCAGCCAACACCGCTACAACCAATGCCCAATGGCCATGGTACGCAACGATGTAATTGATCAGCATATGATTGCCGTGCTCGATGCCTTGGCATTTCCCAGCGATTGGAAGCGCGACATTCTTCGGGTTGCTCAGCAACAATGGGCCGCACGCCAACAACCAGCACCCGAAGCACCCAACGTTGAAGCCGAGCTTGCCGCACTCAAGCGCCTGTTTCTCAATGACCAAATTCGGGCTGATGAATATGAGCAGCGCAAATCAGCGTTGTTGGCCCAATCACAAACACCACGCCAAAAGCCAGCTGCATCCTTTAATATGGAGCAGGCCTTCGATTTATTGGAATCAATTAGTTGGACATTTAAGCAGAAGGGGGCCTTAGCTGAGAAGCGCGTAGCCTTACAATCACTCATTGCAGCCGTTTGGGGCACAAAAAAAGGGATTGTCGCCTACCAGCCACGAGAACCATTTCTAGAACTCGTAGCAAGTTTGCAACAATCCCGCTTGGTGAGCCGGGTGGGGATCGAACCCACGACCAGCGGATTAAAAGTCCGATGCTCTACCACTGAGCTACCGGCCCAACGCGTGAGAGTATAGCACAGCCTGAATAAAATTGCAAATGACAAGGTTCACAAACTTTTTCAGGCAATGAATAGCAATGCGGCGCTACTTTTGGGTAGCGCCGCATTCGGTTTATTGATAACGGGAAAGGGGTTCGGTGGTTGCTCCAACGCGGGATAGCACGTCGTGGTCGGGGCTGCCCCATTCGCTAAAGCCAACTTCGTCGGCTGAAACATTTAGGGCTTGCGCTGCAATAAAATCGGCCAAATAGGGCGCAATCCGACCTTCACGAACGCCTTCATCCAAAGTAGAGATCAACTCAACAGTACCCAT